TCATTCCTCCTTTACTATAGCTGCTATATTAGAGGGGTAGTAACACAATGGATTTCCACAGTTCCTAATAGCATTATTTAGCGATTCAAATGCTGCTGCGATATCGTCTGGCACATTTATTCCATCTGGTAAATGCTCATCATAGAAATCTTCTGGATCTATTTCATAAGCCATTTGTGGTACACAAATAACAAGCATTAATTCTTGTGCTGATTCACCAGTTTCCTGCAAAACGTCAAAAACAGATTTTTTATCAAAAAACCATTGGTCCAATGTCATAGAATATAATGGTTCATCTTTCCATTGTTGCGTAGGGAATGATGCGTATTTTTCCTTGTTTTCATAAGGAATACATTCTTCGCAATAACTTTGTTTACGATACAAATGTCCGCGTTTGCATAAACTATGAGTAGAACCATCGTATCTTGCAATTCGCTCATCAAGATAAATATGTCCTGTTTTTGATTGCCAAGCAGTCACATTAATTGGCCACGCTGCTTCGCTTGAGTCAGGAAGAATTACTTTCTCATCAATTTCATTTTTAGAATTAATCATAATTCCTCCATATCTGCTTTCATTTCAGGCAAAACAACTTGATAAATAAAAACTCCAGCAGCAAGCAAAATGATAATTAAAGTAGCCATGCCACCTATTAGCCAAGTCACTAGGTTTAAAACAAAGCAAAATATGCAAGCTAAGCCAAAGATTCCTAGTAATATCAATATTGTTAATATTAATTTCCCCATTTAAGAATCCTCCAAGTTCGGTTTTGGCTCATATTCTTCATCAAAAATTCTATTTAGAAATTCATTGATGAATGGCGAACCAATGCGCTCTTGTTCTGTTTCTTCACCGCAGCATAGAGTATGAAGATCATCTTCGCTTAATTTAGACAGCTCTGTTTCAGCCAACATTAATTCATTGCTGTCTAAAGTCATCAACCATTGATTTAATAATTCAACTTTTACACCGTATGGCTCATGACGATTAATCATGCCATTGTCACACCAGATTTCTGTAGCTGCTTCTAAAATATTTGGGAAACATTCAGCCAAACGTTGACTAATAAACATTTCTAGTTCATCTGGTAGAACAAGCAAATGATCAGGGTATTCTTCAGGGCTTGATCTATCTGAAAGTTCACAAATATCACGAATAATTAATTCGATTTTGCCTAATAAATTACTCATCATTACCACCCAATTTAATCGAACCTTCTTCTGGGCATTCTGTGCAATAAGCATACAACCCAGAGCCACTATGCCCAGTATCTAGTTGAACAATAGCAATTTCAGTGCTCATCTGTTCTTCTGAGTATTCTGTTCTTTCAATTTTCAAATCTGGAGCTCCAAATTCGAGTGCTTCCAAAAGTTCCTCGCACGTAAGAACCACACCTTGTGTCTGAACAACCTCACTACTGTCGAGTTTTTTTGCTGCATTCCAAAATTTCCACAGTTGATCTGCTTGAGATTTCATCCACCAAACTTCATTTTTGTCATTTAACACATAAGCAAATGGCTCAGTGTTTTGATAAGAATCAGCCCAACGTTCAACCACATAAGCTTTCATTGCTTCCGCAATAAAAAGTTCAATTTCAGCTACTAAAGCTTCTCTTTCTTTTTTAATATTAAGCATTGCCATTCTCCAAAAATGTAGTGTGAATCCACCATTTCGGATTTGATTTTAAATACTCAGCATGTTCAGCTTCAGTACCGCTCCATTCTTCAATAGTTACAGCATCAGCAATAGATTGACCAACGGTAGGGAATTGTTTTAAAGCTTCTTGTTTTAGCCTGTGGACTAATTGCTTTCCAATTTTCTGAGATGGGACAGGGTGTAATATTGGTGCTGAATCAGGTTCTTCAGGAATATTTACACTCCAAAGCTTTGCCTTGATTAATGCTTTATTTTCATTAAAGAACTTAGTAACTTGTTCTACGGTTGTTGCTATGATTGATTTATCGCCAAGATAACATTCAACACAATCATTAACTGCTTGTATGTATTTAATTGCTAATTCCGCATCGTCATAACGTTTTAATGGCTTAGAAAACCATTCTTCTGTTATTTCTAATTGATCTGCATGAGCGTCTTTAGAACTATTCCAGACGGTTGGATAAATCCAACTTGCTCCATCACTAAATGGTGAATAGTCATCTGAAAATCTTGGATTGAAAATAAAGTCTTTTCTCAGACGTTGTGCAGCTTTAAATGCTAAGTCTGCGGTTGCTGCTGGTAACAGTGATACTTCATCTTCATGACTGTCCGAAATTGCAACACAAAATAGTTCAGAATCTGGATTATTACATCTAGGCATCAAAACAGCATTTACATTTTCAAAATCACTAAACGAAAAATTGATAATTGCTGCTTTATCTATACCTGTTGGTTTTAAATTATGGCGACAAATACTGCCTAGTATGCCTGAAATTTCTTCAAGTTTTTTAATGTAATCTCCACCAAAGCGAACAAAACCTTGGTATTCAGTATCTGCTTCAGGTAATACTTTTTGCCAATCTATAAATGAATCAGATAGAAATACTTTAAAACCTTCATATGCATTATGATAATTTGGGATTTCAATTAATCCAGTTTGCTTATCCTTGTCGTAAGAAATTTGACAGTTGATTAAACCAGAACAGTGCACAGTTTTACTCACAAAACTTTGGGCATATGCTTTAGGAATAATAAAAGAAATATCATTTTCGACATTTTCCAATTTCGCATAAAACAATATGCTTCCATCGGTTGCGACAATGTATCCATTATTGATTGCAATAGCATCTAAATTTCTGAAATCCCATTCATCTTCATCTTTTGATGTAATTAAAGCAGCACGAAATAGGGCAAGTGGAACTAGTATTTTATTTTCCATTAGAAATTACCTCCTAAAGCAAGCACTTCTGCTTCGATATGAGCAAGTGCAGCTTCAGCCGTTAAATGCAAACGTCGATGATCAACCAACATTTTTGTAATTTCATTTCCTGAAAAGGTTGTTTCTTGTGGGGTCCGTGTATCAGGATCACTTAAGGTTGCAATAAAACAGACTGTGCCTTTCGGTGGGTATTGGCGAATTGGCGTAGGAAATTCATATTCTTTGCCATCTATGCCAATTATTTTTAAAGTTTTAGGGACAACTCTAAACTTTACAACTAGATTGTTTTGGTTTGGTTCGCCAAGTAAACAGCCTACTCGAAAACCTGTTTGAAGATTGAAACTATCCCATTCTTCCTCATCTTCTGAAAAATCAACTTCAAACCCATTTTTTAATGACTGAGCTGCTGCAATACCATCTACATACTGATAATTAAAATTAGCTATAATTAATTTTTTCACAGGTTTAGGTAACTCAACACCTTCACGTAACCAATGAATATTTACTGTCTCTGAGTTAAATTGATATTCTGTTTCTATCCAGACGTTATTTCTTTCCTGAACAAGCCAAATGCCGTTTACAAGTTTATAGAACCATTCCATAAAATATAGATGTGCATCTTCAGGTATTTGAATCCATTTTTCAGAACCAAGCTTGTCACCCTTAATTTCATTTTCTGAAAGTTGAATATATTGGAAACCTCGCAATGGATCTAAATACTCATTTTTAGAGATAGATATTTGATCTTTAGTTTTGACAATTGGTTTTAAATCAACATGATCTAATGACGATTTATCCCAACGTGGTAAGTGCTGTGCATTGCCAAGAGCAAATACATAACCTTCACGTGTACTAGTCACGAACCATTTCCAACCATCTTGATCTGTATGGTTTGCATCATTGACATCATTACGACTGAGGATAACCATTTCTTTTAATTGCTGAAGATCAACCCATGAGTAACGATCTGAATTAATCGCGCATTTGCAAGAGTAAACTCGACCATTATCTTGGACAAAAAGAAATTCATCACTTTCGGTTATTGAAGTTGCTGAAGTAACGTAGAAACCTAATTGAGCAAAACATTTCAATACATCGGCTTTATTTTGAGTTCTCAAATCAACTTTAAGGCTGTGAAACTGAAATTCACCGGGCAATTTATTTTCAGAGATGTTTAATATTTCCATATTAATTAACCTCCTTCAAAATGCCATGTGCATGTAATTTTTTACGCAGCGTACCTCGATTTAAACCTAAGCGCATTGCTACACGAGTTTGGTTTCCTCTCTCTTGAAGTAGCAACTCCTCGATCAAAGGCTTTTCAAATACCTGCAAGACCTCAGCAAAAAGATTGTCAGGCTTTGATTCAATAACTGAGCGAACAATCGCTTTGACTTGTTGTTCGGTGTAAATAGGCAAATTAACTTTTGTATTCATTTACTTTTCCAATATTTAATAGATAGCTTTAGAGAAGGGCACCAAAATTTAGGCTTGGCCCCATCGCTCATGAGTTTTTTTGTTCTTACATGCTGCAACGATGGCTTTTTCGAAAGTAGTGCCTTTAAAACGGTTATATGCAGCATCTAAAACGGAAGTATCAGTAGCTTTGTTAATTGCTGAAATTGCATCATTAAAAAGCTGGTTTTCAGTGCGCTTAGGCTTGGATTCACTCACATTTTGTTGAACGTCTTTAGTTTCTTTAACTACAGTGGCCTGTTGCTGGTGAGCTTGCTGATTTGAATTTACAGTCTGAGAATTACTGTAATAATGGTCAAAAGCTCTTTGCTGATAACCTGGTGCATTCCAGTATCCAGCATGAATATCGCCAGCAAACCCCAGGAGACTTAAAGCTTTAACAGTTGCATTGGTTTTTGACTTCTTAATCGCGTCTTCGTCATAAACCAGTCCAGTGCTTGCTTTATATAAAGCCTTTGAACCAGCAGTTTGATCAAAACAGCATTTTTGACCATCTTTCATGTACCAAAGTGTGATTACTATCCAATGGTGTATAGTCACATCATCAATTTTTTGGAATCCATGATCTTTAACATCTACGCCCCAACCGTGACCTATAGGTCCGAACGTCTCAGTAGCTCTTTGAATTAACCAATAAGCTTTTGGTGAAGTTCCTTGATACGGTTTACCTTCAATCTTTTTTGTTTGTGTCGGATCAGTAATACAAACTGAATGCCATAAATCCATGTTTTGGTTGTTTCCATTTCCCATGATCACAACCTCCTAACCTAAACTCTTGCGTTGTTTAGGATCAGTTTTGAAAAAACCTTTTTCATCAAGATATTTAGTACGACGTACTAACTCTTTTGCTTTTCGAGCATAATATAAGTGCTCAAACTGCTTTTCAGATAGAAAGGCTTTAATTAGTCTCCCTTTGCTTTCAGTATAAAAATCGAAGCCATTTAAATATGTGCCCCAAGTTAGATATTTTCGTATTCCAGTTGGTAGCTTGGAATCTGCATTTTTTACAAGCACATAAACAGTTGGATTGCTATTAAGGCCAAAGCGATATCGCTCATTACCATCACCATCATTTGTTAAGTATGCACAAAGATATTTTTTAGAATTTTCTTCATGTTTTTGTGCCTCATAAGTTTTCATTGAAAAACGAAACTTAAGGCAACCGCTAAAAATATCTGCAATTGAAATTGGGCAATTCTTTTCTATGAAGGTCCAGTCTTTTGTATCAACTTCTGCATATTCAATACCGATGCCTTTGCTTAAAGATTCAAGCATCTGAGCAGGGCTAATCGTTTGATTGAAAGCTTCGAATGGATCTTGATTCGGGTGTTGGGCTGCTGTAGACATTAGCGAACCTCCACCAAATTATTAGATTCAATAAAGTTTTTAATTGCTTCGTTGATCTGTTTATGGTCTTGGTAAATTGTGAAGTCATCCACAAATTCGCCGGTCACACTATTTTTAATTTTGCCAATGCCTAAACGTGTAATAGTTACATCAGGATATTGGCTTTCAGTTACTCCATAATCCCTTAATTTGGCTTCAAACTTGAAATCAACTGGTACAAGATAACCATCAAGGTTGACTGTTCCGATACCAGTATCTTTTGAAGTAATTGAAAGATAGACCACGCCCAAGCTAGAAGGGCGTGTATCAGGGATAAATGTAGTTTCATCAGCTTTAGAGCTTACAGGTTGAGAAAATGCGATAGTAATTCCTACGATCACAATTAATGCGATAACTGCTGAAATAAACATTACATTTGGTAAACTAAATGTAATATTGTTTTGAGATAGCTTTTGTTCCATAATGCTCTCGTTCCATAATTTTCTTGCTAAATGCAATGAAGATTGACCCTAAGAAGCCCTGAATCCGCCAAGATTAGCAGGGCTTTTTTTGTGCTTTAAATTAAGAGTTAAGCTTTAAATGTTCCGATACGAACTGGGTTGTCAGGTAACAATTCGATTACCTTGTCTTTGAAATCCTGAATGATTTCATTTTTCAATAATTCTTCGCGAACAATTTGAATTGCAAATACAGGATCTTGATCACCTGCATTTACGATTAGACGTAAACGAATTACTTTTTGGTTTAAACCAATGTAAGCAGGGTCTGTAACTTTGAAATATGCAGGTAAAGAATTTTCAGTAGCATTAATCGCAACTTGTTCTAGTTTAGAACGTGATTCACTTGTGTTATTAACTACTGATTCAGATTTAACGTTGCTGCCAATCGTCATATTTCGTACAGCATGAATTGCTGTACTACTTGGAATTTGCTCATCATTTGCAGAGTAAGCAATAATTACATCTGCCCAATCTTCAAGTAAAACAGCGAAAGATTTTTGATTTAACTTTTTGTCTTTTAACTCATTAAGCTTTTTCCAAAGAACTGTTGGTTCAAGTTCTAAAGTAGCCGTATAGTCGCAATGGCCTTGAGGCAAATTATCTTCATCAAAATTCAACACAGAAACAGCTGTGATATTTTTGTGATCGACAAAAATTGGTGCAGCGTCATGATTATTAGGAGTGTTATCCAAAACAAAACTTTTAAAATCAACAAATGAAGGCGTTTTAAAAGAACCACGAGCTCGATTACGACCAGCTTGATATTCTTCAGTATCATGGATATTGAAGTTTTGGTGCAAAGCAATTAACGAACCACGTTCAAATTGTTTGAACGGAGAACATAATTCAACTACAGAAGAAACTTCGGTTTTTTCTAGTGACATGAGATTTAAAATCCTAGTAAGTACAGTGGGTAGCTACGGTGAAGTATTAAACTTCGTCTTTAAAAAGGGATTCGGTGTGCTTGGCGAAAAGAGAAACGTCACCACCTAAATTGACGTGCATAGGTGTTTTTTCGTTATGTTCTTCGACACGTTTACCTTTGGCTAAAGGTTCATTAAATGAGAGTTTGCTTTCTACTTGAACTTGAGAGTCTGCAAGCTTGCTAACTTTAAGTTTGATGTTGATTTCACCGACTTTGCCAGTTGAAACAACGCTATTTGCTACTTCAGTAATAGCTACGCCAAATTGTTTTGAAAATACACCAGCGCCAATATCTTCGATAAATTGCTGTGCATCGGTTGGTTTGTTAGACATTTTTCACCACCTAAACTTTAGGTTTTTGTTGTTGGTGAAATGATCTTATTACAAGTAAATCTTGTATTCAATAATTATTTAAAGAAATTCTTGTATTTTTATATCCGAACAAAAAAAAAGCCTGCATGATGCAGGCTTTCTATTTGCAAAAAATTACATAAGTAATAGCTGACTTAAATCTTGATTGGTTTTAGAGCTGATAGAACCAACCACGGTACCAGTCAAATAACAAGTTTCATCAAGAGGCATATACCGTGGTACCCACTCAGTATTTAGAGCTTTCAATAGGAAAGAACCATTATCATTTTCGATCAGTCTTTTAAAGGTAGAACCATTTGAACACCAAGCGATAACATCATCACCAATCTCAGGCTTAAGATCAGGATTTACAAAGATAATATCTTTTGGTTTATACTCATCCTTCATGCTTTCACCTTTAACTTCAAGGGCATAGCCATTAGGTCCGACATTAAACATACAAAGAATCTTTGGATATTTATCTAATATTTCGAGATGGCGATCATTCCAATTACCAGCTGCAACCCAATCAATCAGAGGAACATATCGCGCTCGGTTTATTGGTTTTAATTCATCTTCTTCACCAAACAGATATGCTTTTGTACACCCTAAAGTATTTGTTAAAGCTTCAAGATTTTTTCCGCGAGGTGAAGTTTGACCAGCTTCCCATTGCTGCACTGCTTGAGGTGTAATTTCAAGCAAATGCGCTAATTCTGTCTGGTCTAAACCTTTAGCTTCACGCTTTTTCGCGATTCGCTTACCCATTTCAAGCTTGTTCATCTCAATGCACACAAGAAAATCTTGTACTAAATATAAAGCAATTCTTTAAAAAAGTCATTGCAAGTAATTCTTGTATTCTTTAAAGTAATACTTGTAATTAGCTAGTAGGGCTTAACTTGTAATGAATAACAATCAAACCAACGTTGAAGTAATTAACGAAAACTTAGTCAAAGCTGCGATCCAAAAAGCAGGTGGAGTAAGTGCGGTCGCTCGTTTAATTACTAAAAAAAATGGAAAGAATTATTCATATCAATCAGTTCAATCTTGGATTTCTCAAGACCGCATCCCTCCTAAATATATTCCCGTTATTTCAGAAGTTACAGGAATAGCTAAGAGCAAATTAGATCCAATTGTATTTCAAGAATAGAAAAACAAAAACACTTTTGGGATTGAGTTACTAGAAAAGGGAGAGGTTGAAAAACTATGAATCAAATTGTTTTAAATCAAGCGTCAGCTAATCAGTTTTCAAGTATTGAACTATTAAAAATCATTAACCAGGTTCGCAATCAATTTGGTGAGTCTCAAATTCGACTTAATGATTTTCATCCTCGTGTTTTTGATGAATTAGAAGGTGAGCACTACGAAACCTTCGTTGTTAATAATCAGAATAATACGGTCACAGTTGCAGCATTTCTTAATCATGATCAGTGCATCTTGGTTGCAATGCGTGAGTCTAAGGGTGTTCGCAGAAAGGTTTTAGAAATTCTAAAACAGCAACAAGCACAAATTCCTCAAACATATGCTGAAGCTTTGCAATTAGCAGCCAATCAAGCACGTCAATTAGAACTTGCAGCGCCGAAGGTTGAGTATTACGACAAGATCGTTGAGCGCTCAACACTGCTTAATGCTTCGCAGGTAGCTCAAAAAATAAAAATTTCAGCAGTAAAACTGAACAAGCTTTTAGACATTTTTGATGTTTATCACAAAGGCGTTAAACGTGCGCGTTTGTTCCAACAGTGGTTTATCGATAGAGGTTTTGGAGAAGTGAAACAAACTGAACTTGGCTTTTCACAGCCAATGTTCACAACAAAAGGAGAAGCTTGGGTAATCGAAAAATTAACCAGTGAAGGTTTGGTTTAACCGCTTCTTGTTGGCGCAAGAAGCGGTCAAAAATTTTATTCATTTAACTTCGAGGAAAAAATGAACTCAATAACTTTAACAGAACATAGCTGTGCAAACAAATGTACGGAATTTAAAAAAACTGGTGAACAATGTAGCCATTGTTTAATTAAGCAGCAAGAAACTGTTTCTGAAAATAATCAAGATTTTCAGGCTGTTTTAAATCTAGTGGGGGGCATTAAAGCAGCTCTTAAAATTCTTAACGGTAATCCTGATGCATTTGACTGGTACTCATTAGAAATAAACTACTACTACGGCACTCGTTCTAAGGAAAATCTAATTTCTTTAGATCAACTTCAACAAGCTTGTAATAAATACTTTGTCACGGTTTTTGGTGGCATCAAAGCAATTCAATACATTGTTGAAAATGCTCCAGTAGGTGCGACTCATTTTGATCGTTATTTCGAAAAGATTGATTTTCGAGCTAAGGAAATCTTTATCTGGGTTGATGGAGCATGGTCACAACAAGAATTAAGAATCATGGGATTCAACAAAGCTATTGCAGATAGTGTTGCTCTTAATGATTTAAGAAATACTTTAGAGACTATGCAATCGCCAGTGATTGCTACTTTTGCAGATAGTAATTTCACATACGAGCAAATTACACAAAGCACAGTTGAACGTATTCAGTATTTTAATTTGCAAAAAGAAGTAGCTCTGGAAGATGGAAATCATTCAGAAGCTGATTCATTTGATAATCAAGCAGATGGTGCATATTTATTGTGGTTTCATTTAACCAAGTCATGTCAAAGCAAATTTGATCTTGATCGCCTACAAAAGTTGGTAGGTGCTAGATCATGAAATCAAACAAGAATAATCGTCCACACCTTCAATGTGTTTTCAATTTCCATAAGTCGGCAATTTCACTTTTGTTAGAAATGCAGCAAGAAGCAATTCAGGCATCTTCTCCAGACGATCAAGTTTGGCGTGAGGATTGGAAAGCACGTTTAGCCTTTGAACATCAATTAAAAGATGACGTTTGTGAGCAAATTGAATCATCGTTATTTGCTTCGAACTTAATCAATTTTAATGGTGAAAGCGTTTTTGTTGTAGTTGCTGATGAAGCACGGGCAGGTGCTGCATGAACAAAATTATCTATAGAGCCGAGGATTACATCCTAAAAACAGGTTCAAACAGTGTTTATCGTATTGAGAAAATCCTTAACGGGAAAAAGGCTACAAAAATACGTGTAAGTAATCAGAAATCAAAATCTGAAACATCAATTCCTTTATCTGCGATTGAGCGTCGGGCTTCTTGGGATGAAGTAATGCTTAAGAGACGTGTATTGGAAGTTGATCAAGCTGATTCAACGATTAAATTTACAGGGAGTATTCGACTATATAATTCCTCAATGATTTTTTTTGTTGATAGAGCAGGTTTTAAGAGTTGGTCTGTAGAAGAAGCAGTTTGGAATTCTCAGCTTCATATTCAGGTATTTAATTTGATTTTAAATGAACTAGATAATCTGGGTTATAGCATTAAACAGCAAGAAGATATTTTTGTAGGTCCGGGTAGTAAATACTGTAGAAAAGGTGATCTAAGATTAGATGCTAAAGTCGATAATGGGCGCATTGAATTAAAATTTTATCAGAATGTGAATGCACCAAACCGCCCTGATAATGGTGGTCGATATGAACATGATCAACATAAATTAATGCCTTATTTAATGCTTTTAGAGATGCGTAGAACTCAACAGCGCATTAAAAAAATCATTATGGATAATTTTGAATTTTCATTTGATCATGAATTTCAGATTAAAAATAAATGTGAAGTCGTTGGTCCTCAAGGTGTAACAATCCTTGAGAAAATAACCGCTGATTATGCTGAAAAAGGAATTTCTGAGGAAAATTTAAAAACTGATGATTATGGTTATAACTCAAGCTACAACAATCAAAGTGCTGATAAGAAACGTATAACACAGGGTCAACAGGTTTGGTTTTATGATCGCAAAAAGCGTTTGAATATTGGGAAAGCATACTATCGTTCAAATAGCATGTGGTGGGTTGTGACTGGTAAATATGGCTTTTCAATTGAAAGTAGTCATAGCCTATATGTTGAAAAGCCTCATGATATTCGAATCAAGGCCAATCAAAAAACACGTAGAAACATCCTAAGCCAAGGTATTTTTGATGCAAAAAACAATGGAAACCTTGATCTTGCAAACAAATTACAAAATCTCTTTGATCAAGAATTCAATGAGGAAGGTCTATTTATAACAAGAGACCAAGCACGTAAGTATTTCACTCATGTTGGGTTGACTTATGGGCATATCACCCTTGCACGAGTCAAAAAACTTCACGCGATTTTAGATAGTCATTTAAAAGCAAACGGCATCTTTGACAATTCATTTCATACTCATAAAGACATTGGTTTCGAATTTACCGAAGAAGGGGGGATGGCCCATGCTTCAATTATGTGCTCAGCCAATTATTTTACTGGTCGCCAAGCTATTGAGTTTGAGAAAAACGGTTTTATAGGCTTTGCTGGTTGGGCTGGTGATGATGCAGTAAAACCAATATTAGGGGCATTTGTTGAGTGGTGTGACCTTATTAAAAAGGAGGTTGCAGCGTGAAAGAACGTCCGATTTTATTTAATACGCCAATGGTTCAAGCGATTTTATCTAGTCATAAGACTCAGACTAGACGCGAGATAAAAAATAAACTGATTATTGAGCAAGCGGAATTCGAGTGCGGACATAGACCTAATGTCATACGAAGTGAACCAAGCCTTCAATATTGGATTGAAAATGGTTGCCCTTTCGGTCAGGTTGGTGATCGTCTTTGGGTGCGTGAAACCTTTGCAAGTGGTTTATGTACTAATTCAGGTTATGCCTACCGTGCAACTCATAAAGCCGAGGATCTTGAAGAAGGTTGGTTTGAAAAAATCAAGTGGACACCATCGATTCATATGCCAAGAACAGCATGTCGTTTAATTCTTGAAATCACAAATATTCGTATTGAGCACCTTAATGATATTACTTCAGAGGATGCGAAAGCAGAAGGATTTGACTATTCAACACATCCGTCTGCAATTGAAATGGGATATTCAATTGGTGCAAAAACTAATTTCCGTATTACATGGGAACAAATTTACGGACAAAACGAGTGGAATAAAAATCCTTGGGTTTGGGTTGTTGAATTCAAAGTGATTCAAGGTTCACCATCATCACAAACTATAGCTGATCATAAACTTATTAAGCAGTTTGGTGGATTGAATGCAGCAAAACTAGCTGTAAGCAATAAATTAGCGATCTTTAATACACTTCCATTAATCCAAGCAATTGAACGCATCGAGAAAAATAAAGGCGGTGCTGTATGACTAGCTTTGTAAAATTATCGACCTCATTTAAAACTCAATTCGATTTAAATTTTTCTGAAAAAATCATTGTTGATTTCTTTGCCGGTGGTGGTGGAGCAAGCACAGGTTTAGAGATGGGTTTAAACCGTAGTGTTTTTGCAGCCGTAAATCACAATCCCAAAGCACTATCAATGCATGAGGCTAATCATCCTCACGCAAAACATTATGTTCAGGATGTTTTTGCAGTAGATCCTGTAGAAATCTGTGAGGGGTATCCAGTCGGCTGGTTTCATGCGAGTCCGGATTGTACCCATCACTCCCAAGCTGCTGGCGGTCAACCACGGAAAAAAGAGATTCGCGATTTAGCTTGGGTTATTCCTAAATTTGCTGGAAAGGTAAAACCAGATGTTATCTCAATGGAAAACGTTAAGCAGATGCTTAATTGGGGACCATTGATTGCTAAACGTGATAAAGCAACAGGTCGAGTTGTTACTTTAGATAAAATAATTGTTAATGGGAAAAAACAGTATCGAGTTGCTGAACCTGGTGAATATGTTCCACGAGATAATCAATTTTTAGTACCTGATCCAAAAAGAATTGGTCAAACATGGAAACAATTTGTTCGTCATCTTGAGCGATTGGGCTATGTAGTGGAGTGGAAAAAGCTTGTTGCTGCTGATTATGGTGCACCAACAACACGAGAGCGCTTATTTGTTATAGCTCGATGTGATGGACAGCCGATCATATGGCCTGAACCAACGCACATAAAGAAATCGAAAGTAACTAAAGCAACCAAGAAAAAGCAAAAGTGGCGTGCAGCTGCTGAAATCATAGATTTTAGTGACCTTGGAAAATCTATTTTCAATCGCCCAAAACCATTGGCTGACGCGACATTAAAGCGTATTGCTCGCGGTCTTAAAAAATTTGTTTTAGAAACAGATGATCCTTATTTGGTTGAGTCAACATTACCGTTTATTAGCCGAGACTTTGGGACTTCAACAGGGCATGAAATAACTGAACCTTTGGCAACTACGACATCAGCATTTGGTGGTCATAGTGCTTTGGTTAGTCCAATTATTGCGCCATTTCTGACTGAGTTTGCCAATGCATCTCAACAGCGGAATTGGTCTGCTGATCAACCATTAACAACAATTTGTGCTCAAGTTAAAGGTGGGCATCATGGTTTAGTTGCACCATTGCTTATTCATGCTGGACATGGAGAAGGTACACCAGAAAATCCAAGATGGAGTGATGGATGTGACAATATTCTTGATCCTCTAGGAACTATCACGGCTTCTGGTTCAAGTCGCAACTTGGTTGCAGCTTACATGATGCAAGCCAATGGTGGTTTTAATGAGACAGATGGGCGACATCTTTTCGAGCCTTTATCAACCATCACGAATACTGGAAGCCAGCAACAGCTTATTTCAGCACATTTTAGTCAAACAGATCTTAATGGTGCCTTACAAGTAGCTGCCTTTTTTATCAATTTCTATGGTAATGGCGATGCTCGTGACATCACTGCACCACTAGACACACTGACCACAAAAGATCGTCTAGCTCTGGTTACTATTTGGATTAAAGGTGAACCTTGGGTAATTGTAGATATTCGAATTCGAATGCTCAAGCCAAGAGAGCTATATAAAGGCCAAGGTTTTCCAGATTCTTACGTCATTGAACAAGGTCATGATGGTAAGCCACTAACTAAAACAGAACAGGTCCATATGTGTGGGAATAGTGTTTCGCCTATGCCGATGGCAGCAATTGCTCGAGTAAATAATGTTTTTTTCAATGGTGGTGAAAAATGACGCAACCATTCAATTTATATCAAGGTGATTGTTTACAAGTTTTGAAAGAACTTTCTGATAACTCAATAGACAGCATTGTTACTGATCCGCCTTATGGACTTAAGTTCATGGGCAAAAAATGGGATTGTGAAGTACCAAGCATTGAAATTTGGCAAGAATGTATTCGCGTTCTTAAACCCGGTGGGCACTTACTAGCATTTGCTGGTACTCGTACACAGCATCGTATGGCTTGCAATATTGAAGATGCAGGTTTTGAGATTAGAGACATGATTGCTTGGATCTATGGTTCAGGCTTTCCAAAATCTCACAACCTCGATGGTGAATGGCAAGGTTGGGGTACTGCATTAAAACCAGCGCTTGAACCGATTACTTTCGCACGTAAACCTTTAATTGGTACGGTTGCTCAAAATGTTGAGTTATACGGCACAGGCGCTATCAATATAGACGAATGCCGTGTTCAAACGGCTGATGAGATTGCCAGTACTAAAAATAACAACATTAAAGGCAATGCGTATAACTCTGTAAAAGCAGGTATTAGAGACACGGTATATGTTCAAAACCAACTCGGAAGATTTCCAGCTAATTTAATTCATGATGGAAGTGAAGAAGTCTTGGCAAATTTCCCAATAACCGCCAGTGGAAGTAACAACAAAATAAAAGCTTCAAGTAAGGACCTAAACGGTAATACCAGTAATTCATTTGGTAAAGAAAGCCGTCCTTATGGGACAGAAACAATTTCTTATGGTGACAAAGGATCAGCAGCAAGATTTTTCTATTGTGCCAAAGCAAATCGCACAGATCGAAATGAAGGTACTGAAAGCTCAAATAAGCCAATGCTGCAGATGAATTCCACAATACGAGATTGTGAAAATGTTGATTGGTCTAAGCGAAATGGGAATTTTCATCCAACTGTAAAACCAACTGAATTAATGCGCTATTTGTGCAGATTAGTTACGCCTAAAGGTGGTGTAGTGCTTGATCCGTTTATGGGGTCTGGTAGTACAGGGAAAGCAGCCATATTAGAAGGCTTTAGCTTTGTGGGTATTGAACGTGAAGCAGAGTATTTCGGAATAGCACAGGCTAGATGTCAGTTTGTAAAAGAGGGCATTAGTTCAAAAATGCCTGATCAGCAAGATTTATTTATGGAGGCGTTCTAATGCATTACTACGAAAAGAAAATTGGTGATTATCATCGTAAAGCAGGTCGCCTTAACATTTTACAACATGGTGTTTATAACTTGCTTATGGATGCTTGTTATGACCGCGAAGCATTTCCAAGCGAAGCACAAGCGATTGATTGGGTATGGGCTGAAACTGATGAAGAAATTGCAGCAGTTAAGTTTGTGTTGAAAAAATTCTTCGTTATGAATGAGGAAGGCATCTATATTCAGAATCATATACAAGAAGATTTAATCGCTTATAAAGCATATATAACTAAACAGGCAGAAAATGGCAAACAAGGCGGTCGTCCAAAAGGTTCGAAAAACAAACCAAAAACAGGTGATGATTCAGGTGAATCTCAAAAAGGCGAACAACCAATTGAACAATCCAAAGAAAACCCAACTGAAAGCCAAATAAACCCACCGCTAACCCAAGAAAACCCAAAGGAAAGCCAAAAAAAGCCTAAACCAATAACCATTAACCAAGAACCACTAACCAATAACCAAGATAGTAATAGTAATAACGCGAGCGAGGGAAAAGTTAATTTTGTCCCGATTCAGTTTGCAACATACAAAGCACATGACAAAGAGTTTTACTCGTTACTTGAACTTGCAAGTGAGCATTCACAATTTCAAATGGACTTCATTGATCTAGCTGTACCAAGACATGAATCAATTTCATCAACTGATTTTCAAACCTTGCTACAAGATTATTGTGATTTCTTCGCAGCGAAAAACGATAAAAACACTCCAAGCATCTGGTTTGTGAAATGGCTTACTTGGATTCAAAACAATATTCAAGATGTGATTAAACGCCGTGAAAAACAAACCAAAGCGAATCAACCTGTAAATACTAATCAACCAGCTAAGGGCTATTTTGAGCGCATTCTCGATGAAGAACAAAGCGCAAACGCAATTGTGGATGTAACTCCACCAAAAAAGCTAATAGCTAATGTGGAGTACGGTCATGCATAAAATTACGATTCAGGATATCCGCATCTTAATTTCAGATTTACGTGTAATTCACGCTGCGCAATTCAACAAGAATTTTCCTACAACTGGTGATAACGCCGTACCAATGGAATTTGTTGAATCTAAAGCGATGGAATGTCTTTGTGATGTCAATATTGATCAGTTTGAACGTGCACGAAACAGATTATTGAAATCAGGCGGTAAGTTCATGCCGTCTTTCTCTGATTTCCGTGATTGGTGCATTGGTGAGACTTGGATGTCAGCAGATGAAGCTTGGGCGCGTGCATGTCGATTTACAGCCGATAAAAGTGTGCAAATCACGCAAATAACTAAAGTTGCATTGGATGAGGTTTTGCCAATGATCTTCGATGGGTATATGAAACCTGCACGAGAGCAATTTATTAATACATACAATGCATTTGTTGCAAAGGCACAACAAGTGGGACGTACCCAAGAAATGTATGTACCGCCAAAGCAATTGGAACACAAGAAAAAAAGCCATGCACCAGTGTCTAATGATGAAGCTGTACAGCGCCTTAACGCATTGAAGCAGAAGCTAAATATTACTAATCGTACAGTTCAACAACCGCCAAAACTTGAACCAAAACAAAACTTGGCAAGTCCAGCAGTAAAAGAACCGTGGCCTGATCCATTTGATCAACCAGACGAATATTTAGAAGCATGTGAGCGTGATGGTCTGAATGTCCCTAAAACCGTTATTAAGCATATTGGTGGTACAGCATGAATCAGACAATAGCTCAAGCAAAAGAGCCAACAGCAGCGAAAACAACGCAATTTAAAAAGGGTACAAGAGTACACATAGATTTCATTAGCGATTCACGTACTGAGTTTTCAGGTAAACATATCAAAGGTGATGCGATTGTAGATCGCCATGAAGATGGGTATGTCTACGGTCAATTGGAACTAGGCACCCCGTTTATGTGCCCTGAAAATTTTGTTCAACTCACTTCACTGGAACTAATTAAGCAAATTCGTGAAGAATTCGAAACATGGTTAAAACAGCAAAAGCAATATTCAGTTTTGATCAATCAATATGGAGTTGATGTATTTACCTACGATTCAATTGATGGCTATCAAAAATTAGCTGTTGCATTGGCATTTGAGCTTTGGAAAGAACTTCGCTTAAGCCTTGCTGAAAATAAGGCTTTACTTCATAAACTCAATACGTTGAACACTGCTTCAAAGGGTGGTGATCATCATGGGTAAAAGTCGTAATTTATGGGAACAGTGGGCGAAAAACGGAAAAACTGAATTCTTTGCTATGCATCCACTGCTTGAAACCAAAACGAATCGCCAAGCACGCGCACGTCGAGCTTTAGATAAAAAAGTCATATTGCCATGTGCTGTGACTAGTGAAACTGTAAACGGTGATCAACTGCATCAAGGCAGTACAGGCGGATTAGTTATTACAGGTAAAGGCTTTATCACTGTAAAACTACCTTATGGCATTAGTGCGAATGATATTTGGCGTGCCACGATTGACGAGAGCACAGGCAAACAGCGTAATAGTTTATCGGTTGGTGCTAAAAAATTTAAACGTCGAGTTTTTGAAATATATGCACCAATTTTCAAAGCGCTTAAATGGAAAGCAACTTCACAACAATGTGAAATTCGATTGCTTGTTCAGCCACCACGAAAAACTCGTAGTTATAGTGCATCAACATATCCGCGCTTTGATATTGATAACTATCCAAAACTGCTAATCGATTCGCTTAAAGGTACAGAGTTACTTTTTAAAGATGACAACATTTTTGTGAAAGAAAAAATCGAATTTGCAGAACCTACTGAAGATGGTTGTGTATGGCTTTCATGTGTATTTATCAACGAAACAAATTGGCTTGATAAGAAAGTGAACTTCGACTGGCTTGCTGGGAGAGTTGCATAATGGCTAAAAGAACTGATTTAGAAAAACGAGTCTTGATCGGTCGTAAACTTGCACTTGCAAGAGAACGCCGTGGGATGCTTCAACACGAAGTTGCTATTGAATTGTTTGGTGTTGAGCAAAAGAACCGTATTAGTGAAATGGAGAACGGTAAGACATTACCAGATGCTGAGTTACTGCAAGTCATGTGCAGTATGTATCGGGTCTCTGTCGATTGGGTATTAGGTTTTACGATTAATCCTGAATTAAACGAAACTGAATCCGTTGCAGGTGTTCTGTTTAATAGTGTTGGCGATATTTTGGCAGATAACCTAAATGCGATTACAGCACAGATTTCTTTGTTATGTGCAAGACATATCAGCTCGTTTCCAAAGGCGCTACAGGTACAGCTATTAGAGCAATCAAAAATAGTCGCAAAACAATTTTTGCAACTAGATCGCGTTCAACAAGAGAAATTACAACCTGTAATGATGGATTTAATCCAAACAATTCAAGAATGTGAAAAAGAGCGCGCAGTTCAATTCAATCATATTGCTAAAGGTTTGGAAGATATTTCAGATCGTGCGTTTCACTCAAACAACTTTACTTACTGATGAGAAAGATGAAGCTCAGTTCGATTTCTTTTCAGGTGATGCACTGAGTAATTAACTATGGCAGTGCAATCATATTCACAAGAAATATGGGATCGACTCAAATTAGTTTATGAGTCATCCCCTAAGATCACATGGCAAAAACTAGTTGATCAAGTCGGTGAGGAGTTAGGCTGTGAAATGCCTTCTCCTTCAGTTGTGCGCCGTAAAGCAATCGCTGAAAAATGGAAAAAGTGCGCGAAAAATCTAGTCAAAAAGAATGCTAAACAGATCAATGATGAGATTAAAAATTTGACTAGTAAAATGACTAGTCAGAAAGAAGCCCAAGATTATGAAAATAAAGAGGAAAATGGTAGTCAAAAATCCGTCAAAAATCCGTCAAAAGTAAGTGTGTATGATGATGAATTTGCAAGAAATGCCCAACGTAGCAAAGTTGCAGATACAAATAAGCTCACAGCGACAAGAATCATTCGTGAAAATCGACTTCGTTCTGTGAAGTTAGCAAGCTTAATTGATTCATCATTAGATAGTTTGGTGAGTGTAAGAAAAGACTTTCAGGAATTGGATTTAAAAACTGCAACTGAAGATGACATAGGAATGATTAAGTTCAAGATGGCAGTTACGTCTCAATTTATCGAACAAAACTTAAAACAAAGTATCAGTATTGCGAATGTAGCGAAAATAGATGCCATGTTTTGGGGATTAACGGAAGAGGACCTGAAAGACCAATCGGAAATACAGGCGAAACGCTCTGCTGTTGTGGCTGGTGCAGAAGAACGAATGAGACTTGCCAAAGAGAAAATGGCCACTGATAAAAAAGCAGCCTTTGCACGTAAGTTAGCAATGATTGAGGCAGGTGATCCTGATGATGTGGAGCTGGTAAATGACTGATGTAAAAAAACGACTTGAAGATCAGAAAATGAACTTTCTAAATAAAAAACATTTGGATTGGTATGCTGATACATACATAAGAAATTATGTGGAGTTTCTTGAGTTTGACTATCAAGAAGCCTTGGCACTTGCTAAAGATAGCTTTCAGAATGATTTAAGTTATTTGACTACATATATTGCTGAACTTAATAGTGCTTACGCTAGTGCGAAAGAATATTTAGAGATTTCATACGAGGAACACATCTATGAAAATTAAAACAAATTTAACTCATAGAGAATTGTGTGAAGTTGGCGCTGCGTTGTTGAGAAAACCTGAATCTGCTAATGGACATGGTTGCCATTTTTCAATCGTTGAGCCGTCGTGCTATGGAGAGAATCCCGATGTATTCGGTGTTCGCCACGGCAATGGCTACGATGTCGGCACAATTCTATTAGAAGCAAAAACTAGCCGTTCTGATTTCTTGGCTGATAAGAAAAAACCACATCGTATTGATCCAGCCACAGGCATTGGTAAATGGCGCTATTTCATTTGCCCGACAGACCTAATTCAACCTGAAGAATTACCAGAGCGATGGGGTTTGATCTACGTTTCGAATGGAAAGCGGTGCAAATACATCAAAGGCGCAATGGCTGTACCTAAAGAGAAGTATGACAATGAATGGAATCAAAATTCCCAATATTGGCGCAATGGTAAAGCATTAGAACAAAGCTTTATCGATTTTGCTTTCAATGATCGAAATGTACAGAACGAGTTCAATTTATTGACGATGGCATTAGCTCGATTAAGAGATCCTGAAAAGATTCTTTACATGCAACGAAATTTCACCCGGTTAGAAACGGAATGCCAAAGACAAGCGCATGAAATTCGAAAGCTACAGCAAGATGTAAATCTCAATAATTGCTTAAAAACCATAGATAAATTTAAAGAGCAAAGCTTATGAAAACCAATGAAAAAAAAGAATACAAAGTAGGTGATTTTGTTTTACCTGTTTCACTTAAATTTACAAATCATGTTTGTGAACTAACTGAGGATTTGGGTTATGACTTTAAATATAAAACTAAGTTTGGTGGATGGGGTGTTATTGATAAATCCTATTTACCTACTAGATGGAGACTTGCTGAAGGTGATGAAATTAAAAGTGGAATAGCATCGCAAATTCAGATAGTAAAAAGTTTTATTGCTGAACATGGTCTATTAAAGGCTATGGAAGTATTAAAGAATGCACCCGAAGGTTCAACACATCATGATTTAGTTACAGCAGAGAATATAGACTTATATTTTAATTCTAAAGATCACCTAGAGTGGTGCGAGTTAGAGCTTAGATGGTGTTTGCCAAGATTTCATTTTACCAATGAAATGATTATGGGAATGATTGATCTTGCTGAGTTAAAGCGTCTTTTAGAAAATATAGATTTAGTAAATAAAGTAGGTGGACCGAAAGCTGCTAAAGCTCAAGTAAAACAAGCCAAGGAACATGGATATTCAACATTTTCTATTCCAATTGAATTGAATGGATCAATTGTTATGGGGTGCTCAAATATTGATAAGTTAGAACAAGCTATTTGTAGCCACGAGCAACTATTCGGAAATATCGAAACGTTGGAGGTAACTCATGTTTAAACCTGGTGAGCAAGTTGTTATGTCTGATGCAGATGATTATGACTATATTTTTACAGTCGTAGGTCAACCTCTCCGCATGTATCAGTTACAAGGTCCAGATGACTTATTCTACGGACGATTGAGCATTCAAATAAGACATGCGACCTCTGAAGAAATTGCAGTGGGACATAGAATAGACCATATCGTTGATGTCCTCGAAATGGGTGCAGATTCATACATAGAAAATCATATTACAAGGTTATAGGGGATTAATCATGTGTCCATTATGCGGTAGATCAAAAGGCGGTCTAGTTTGTGGTTATTGTGGCTGGGTTCCAGAAGATAATAAATATAAGTTTGAGCAGGTGAATAGATGAAAGTTCAATTAAATGAGAAATCTAAAGCTGAATTTATAGAGCATATTGCAAAATATTCAATTACTTGTTGGTTTGACGGTGATGAGTTTGTTATGCCAAGTGGTCAAGGTCGTACCGCAAGAGGGATTGTTTTAGGTAAGTTGATAGCATGGCAGCACCAACAATCAAAAGTTGATGATATTCAGAAACGCTTTGATGCGATCAAACAACTTATCAACGATTATCACCAACATAGTTATAGAGAGTCAGATGATTTCGTATTTTATTTAGAGCAAGCACTTACAGGCACAAACCATATCGGAGAGCCTAACGTAATGGATGGTGAATAAAATGCTAGAAAAATTTATTCAATATTGCCATTCAAAACATGAGGGTTTGAGTGATTACTACATCACTCAGACATATAACAACATGCAAGAGTTGTTATATGTTCAGTTTTTAGAAGCAGAATTGCAGACTCAATTAAAACTATATGAAAGTTTGGAGCAAAAGCTTAATCAAGATAGTCAAATACTTCACAAGATTATTGATATGGAAACCAGAAAAACTCAGAAATTGCAGAATCGAATCAATCATGTAATGAGTTTATTTGGTTGCCAGCAGGTAGTTAATCCAAACGATATTATTGAAGCTTTAACAGGTGATATAGACCAATCACTTTGCGATGATGAGGTTTGCCATGAATCAGTTTGAAATAGGAGAAAAAATTTTATATTTAGGTATTTATGGCAATGAGTTCAATTTAGTTGATGAGGTCATCGGTATTGAGGATGATGAATATCTTAATAGAAAGAAATACATGATCAAAAATACTGAGTCTGGTGAAGTTATAAGCCAGTATGGTACCAATTATAGAAAAGCGACTAAAGAAGAAGTCGCCGTAGGTCATAGATTAGAATCAAACAACGGTCAAGCAATAAGAGTTTGTAATTTAAATAACAATTCTCAGAATGCTTACAGTATTTATAATCCTATCAAGCAATCAAAAAATGAATCTTTGTTAGAATATTTAAACAGATGTGAGGAACAGGTAAAGCGTTGGCCAAAGTGGAAAATTGAGAGCATTCGAGATGCTTTTGGTCTAAACACAATTAAAGGAAAACAAGCTGGAACCATATGAAATGTTAGAGCTAGGTATGGCGCAAAATCACCTTATGTAAAAATAGGGTGATTTTTTTATGTCTAATTCAGCAAGTGGCTTACAGTATGATGAACTTGGGTTTCTTATTGGCCTGAAGCAAACAGGAAAAGACGTATCCAAAATTGATAAGAACGTGGAGCAAATCCGCGATATTTTAATTGGCCTACATAAACAAATTGAAAACCATTATTCTCGTCCAGAAAGCCAACAAAAACCAAAATTAAGCGCGTTAGAACAAGCACTCATTGATGCTCAGATTAAACCAACTGATTTTTCTGATTTAATCCGTGAACAAGCAAATCCTTTAGTTCAATCATCACTAGCTTTAGATCGGGTTGCTAAATCTATTGAGGACTTAATAGCTGAATCAACTAAAAATGAAGATAGCAAACCACAGCCTAAAGCAAAGCCTAAACGCCGTGCGATTGAAATCAATAGCACTGAGGACGTTATAAGAGAATTTGGCAATAATAACGGACAAGCACGCGGTGCAGATGGCCGTTTCATAGGAGCTAATTCAGAACAATCAACATTGGGGAAAGTTGCTCAAACGATTGGGACAGCGATTAAAGGTGTAATGCCTTCGAATCCCCAAGGTGTTGACCCTACACTTGACGCAATTAATGAAGTTGCGACTGTACTATCACCAGTAAAGCGAGCTGCTGGATTTATGCTACGTCCGCTTACTGGTTGGATGAAGTCACGCAAACGCAATGAGCCCTTGCCTAAAGAACAAAGTGACCATAACCGTAAACAAGTAAAGTTACTTCAGCGAATTGCTGATAATTTGCAATCTAGGGGCGGTTTACTAGGTGGATTAGGAAAGCTACTTGGTGCTGGTGGAGGTTTACTGGGTGGACTTTTGGGTGGTCTACTTGGCAAGGGTAAAGGTTTAGGTAAAGGTCTAGCTAAAATCCTTAAATTTGGTAAAGGTTTACCTGTAATTGGTGCATTACTCACTGCTATGTCATTTAGTGATTGGGGTACTAAATCAACCAAGGAAAAAGGCGGTACTGTAGGTTCGGCTGTCGGTGGAGTTGCTGGTGGTGCGATAGGAAGTATCTTTGGTCCCGTTGGAACAATTGCAGGGGCTGCAATAGGTTCATGGGTGGGTGAGAAGCTTGGTGGTATTGTAGCGCCGTATGTAAAAGAATGGACGGATTCTTTAATTGAGGCTGATATACCCTCAATGATTTCAAAGCTTGTAAGTGCTGCTTTGAAACTTACACCTGCTGGAATGGCTAAGTCACTGTATGACTGGGGCAAAGAAAAATGGAATGAAAAATTTAATGGGCAACCTAATCCAAGTTACTTGTTGCGAAGCCAATATGGTGGGAAAGGGGAAAATGGAGGGGAACCAGTTAAGTTTGGAGCTGCATATAATTCTGGGAATTTAGGGAAATATAAGCAATTAGCAGATGCCATTGCTAAAGATGAAGGTACATATACCTCTGTAAATACTGGTGGGAATCCCAATAAACGGGTTAAAGGTGATTTTCAGTCTAAAAATGTGCCAAATTTAACTGATATGACGATAGATGAAATTCTAAAAGCAAACGAAAAACCATTTGGAGATTCAAATAGGATTAATGCAGCTGGAAAATATCAAATCATCGCTTCAACATTAAAAAATGTAAAAAAAAGTATGGGGCTTAATGGTAGTGAAAAATTCACCCCAGAGTTACAAGACAAGATGTTTATGCATTTACTTCCAAATTCAGCAAAAAATTATATTGAAGGGGGAAAAGTCAGTAAAGATAAAGCTATAGCTGATATTTCAGGTGTTTGGTCTTCTGTAGCCAATCCAAAAACAGGGAAAACAAGTCATCAAGATGGAATAAACAAGGCTTCATCTAAATCTATTGAAATTGTTGGAAATGCTCTTGACTCAGCAAAAGCAAATACTTCCATTCCATTAGAGACTAGCACTAATCAGCAAGATAACTCTCAAACATCTTTAAAAAGTAGTGCTAAATCTATAGTGAATAATGCGAAGCAAAATGTGCCTGTTTTAAATTTGCATTCCTCGGTTAAACCTTTAGCTTTAAGAACAAATAATTTAGCTGCTGGTTTCACTCCTCCTAAAATAGAAACTAATGTGCAACCATCTAAAGAGTTCTTAACTTCACCTTCACCACAGGAAGTTGTTGTTACCAATCAAAATAGTGGTACTATCAATCAAAATGTGAGTAATAGATTATTAGCTCATGCAATAACTGGTGGTTTGGGTATGGGGGATAAATGGAATGGTTAGAATAAAAAAGATATTTTTATTAATTAGTATAGCTTTATTAACTCATTCAACATATGCAGTGTCAAATCAAGATAAAGTTGGTGGTTGTGAAAAGATTCTAGCTGCAGGAATGTTCAATGGTCTATTGGAAGATATTTGTGGTTTTGAAGGTAATGTTAAAGCTAATTTGTTAAAAATGTATGATCAAGGACAATGCAGAAAAATAATTCCGCAGAAGAAAGTTGATAAATTAGCTGAGGATGTTTTGATGGATACCAAAAAGAGAATTGATGCATACAGCAAACATACTTTTTGTGAAGAAAACATGCAGCCTTATGTAAATTTGAAAAAAGAGTTGAAATAAATTTAATTAAATCCTTATAAGATTATGTGGTTATGCAATCTTTAAAAAGGATAAATTTCTATTAATTAAGTTAATACTGTACCAAAACTTAATAGCTTAAGAACCTATCATAGCAAAACTATATGTTATGTTGAAAGGAATCGAAGTGTCATATTCTGATAGCATTTATTTCGAAAATAATCGTTCGATGGAAGCTCGATTGTTTCGAGCAATAGATTCACTTGTACCTGAATCAGTTGAAAAGATTTTAGCAAAGGGAAATGTAATAATTCAGAACGATGAATGGGATGCCTTAAGGGTAGTTGCTGATAAAATATCATTACCTTATTTATCTATATTGGATAATAAGAAATATGAGGAAAAGTATAGTCAAGATTACAATAATGGTCTGAATATTCTTGAGCAACTTTTATTGTTTGGCGCTGTACATATTGATGATTGTTCATATTATTCTGCATTAGAAATTTTCACTGAAAAGGGATTAGTAGATTATGTGGAGTTATGTCTTAAATATGGTTTAAAATTTAGTCTTAATGAGTTGTATGTTGTTTGTAAGTATGCGGATTTAAGCCTATTTAAACTTTTTGAAAAATATGGATTTGATTTTAAATATAATCAACCTCGAATGAAATATTTCTCAGATTGCCCTATAGAAATGTTATATGAAGAACCACAAAAAAATACATGGGGGCGAATTAAAAGTTTAGATGGATTTTTGGAGGACAAAACGATTTCAATAAGTGCGAGTTTGTCCCATAACTTAGAGAAGTTAATTTATAAAAAGAATAATCTATGTGCGACAAAGCAAGAACAAAAGCAGTGCTCCAATGAATTGAATGAATTACAAAAAGAGCATTATTATGATCGTTTGGTGATGATGAAAGTAGTATTAAAATTAATAAAAGATAATTGTGAGCTTCTAAAAAATGGAAGTATTGAAGATTGGGAGCGATATATAAGTAATTATGAGGATGAGCTGAAGGAATGCTTCGAAAGTTCCAGTAGTAAAAGCAAAAAGGTAATGATTAAAGATATTAGAACTTTAGTTATTAACTATTATTGTAAAGAAAAATTAGTAGAGAATAATATATTAAGTGATGATGATGTTAAATTTATTATTAGAGTCTATAGCTTAGAAGAGGTAACTACAATTTTATCGCCGTTAGGTCCAAAAATTAGAACAACAATTCTTAAGTTATTTGATCTTCATAGGAATGGACATATAGAAAGTGATGATCTTAAGTATTATCTCAATGGGATAGGTTTTGATAGTCCTAAAATATACCAAGAAAGAAAAGATGAATTATTGGATGAAGTAATAGAACAAAAAAGAGAGCTTTTTGATAAAGGATTAGTAAATAAATTAATTTTTAATACTTATCTCAATATGGCTAGTGAGCGGAAACTGCATATTGATAAAGCGATAAGCAAATCTGAAGAACATGAAATAAAAAGCATTTTTGAAAATTTAGGGAAATAACTAAGTCTTAGCCTTCCTCATGGTAGTATGTAATTCATAAAAGATTTACGGTAAATGTAATGAATATTTGCATAGGTGGTGATCTGAAAGGTCAAGTAATTGATCAAGAAGGGCGATACCTAAAAGCTTCAAAAATTAATCCAGAGTTTAAGACTGAATACTTAAAGCAATTATTCATTCAAGACGATAACAAATGGTATTGCTGGATCGACATTTCAATGCCATTTTTTGAGGCTTCAGATCAAGCGTTTAATTTATTTAGAAAACAGAATGGCGTAGTTTCTTAGATTGGAACACAGTTAAAATTTTAATGCATGAATTGACAAAATAGCCTTATAGATACATAAGGCTATTTTTATGGGTACTTTAAACTTAACGGCAGTTACACCAGATACGCCGTATATCAAAAAAATCAAATCAGCTTTAGAAAAGGCAACAGGTCAAAGCATTCCCTTAGTTGAAATTAAAAAGGTTCAGCGTAAAGGTGGTGTAAGCGTTGTACCTATCTTTTTAGTATTTGCTGGTGGACAAGAGCTAACATTATTCGCTCGTGCAAGTGCAGATGTCTTCAAATCTGAATTGAACGGAAAAGAGATCGTTTTAGCAGGTGATTTCAGTGACGATTATCAACAGACTTTTGATAACGCCGTTTCTGGAATGGCAAAGTTAATTCGTGAATCACAAGCCAAAGTTGAGCAACAAAACCAAAAAGAAAAGGTCAAATTGCCACCACGAAAAAATCGTAGTATCCAGCAGCAAATCAGTGATAAGCGCGAAGAAGAAACACAACTCGATCAAGAGCTATCAAATCTGACAGCAAAAAGGCTACTTCGGTAGTCTTTTTTATTGGAACAAGAATAAAAAATAGTAGCTCTGAAGCAATAACCTAAACATAAAGCTTTGGAGTCAACCATGTATCTCAACTTTCAATCTGTCATCGTTGATATTTTTATAATTGCTTGCTTTGTTATGCATGTCTGTCTTGCATTTGGCAGCATTAAATCAATGTCAGCAGCTTTATCCGCCTTATTAAACAAAGGTGTAGCTGACGTTATATTCAAGAAAGTAAAACGATTGATCTATGCATTGTCATTCCTCATTTTAAGCATCTCTTGCCTGATTACATGGCGATGTTATGAATTGCTTTCATTCTTGGATGTGAGTGGTTTTGGACTCTATATCTTTCTGAGTGCTTTTTTAATTTATGGCTTTGGAATTTTATCGATTTATTCCTTTTGTAAAATTCTGCTCATGACAGCACATAGGGCAGGCTTATGATCGATTACAACAAAATCTTAGCAATGATCGCGCATTGGTTAGAGTCAGAGATCAATGGATATATTGGTTCAGATTATGGCCCAGACTTTAATAGCCAATACATTTATTCAAAAAATGAAAAGCGATATTCCAATCCTAAAACAGTTAAGCGCTGATCAATTTCAGATGTGGGCACAAGACGAAGGTTTTGAGACCAAAATAATCTATTTAAGAATTGGTCAACAGATTGTAATTAATTTAAATGAAGTGCGCGAGAAGCAAATAGCACGAAATGGAGAAACCTTCGATGTTGACGCAAGCTGATTTTGAAGCACGATTGATTGCCAATATAGATGATTTTGAAATACTGGAACGTTATAACGCACAAGATCCAATCGTCTTAAAGTTCTTACGCTCTTTAGGTGCATATCTCGCATTATTCGGTCAAGAATTCGAAATTTCTGAACTAGAACCATTCAAAAAAACACGAGATCGTTCCATCCTAGCCGATGCATCAAACAAGGGTATTCTCCCTATTGGGATGCCAACACAGCATATTTTGGAGGTCATTAACCGATCTGCAAATAGTATTACGCTGAGCCAAGGACGATTAATTGAGGACAATAGTGGTGGGCGATATTGGCGGTTATTGCAATCTGTCACTGTTTCAGCAGGTTCTACAGGTGAAGTTTTAGTAGAACAAAGTGAATATAGAGAAATTCAATATACGATATCCAATTCTGAAAGTTTTCATCGTTATGAGCTGAAGCTACAAGATGATTTGGCATTGGCTGGATTAACAGTTCGAGATAATACCAATCAGAGTTATCAGTTAAAAAAACGCTGGATGAATGTCGCGCCTTTAGATCATGCATTTAATCTTACAACGGACAGCCTACGTCGTGTCTTTGTCGAGTTTGGGGATGATGATAGAGCAGGGCGAACAGCTGCAGCAAACCAGACTTTTACTTTTGGCATCCTTGAGACTTATGGAGATGTAGACGTTTCAAGATTAAAAGATGCGTCATTAGCTGAGGTTTTAACGACAGATGAAACAAAAGTGTCAGTACGTTTTAAGCAAGGCGGTGTTGTTCGAAAGGGTGCAGATCCTTTAAATATTTCACAGTTAAAAGTGCTTTCAACCTATCCAGCGCTCTATGATGAAGATGCTGTATTTTTAGGGAATTTTGATCAAGCTGTAAGAAAAAAGTTTATGGCTCGATGCCACTATATTGCAGTATGGAATGAGAACGAACAAGATCGGTACTATGGGGCAACATACCAGGATATAAATCATTTACATATTGCCGTAGTTGCAAAGGATATTGCTGAGCAAGCAAGCTTAGAACAAGAAATCATTCAATACATTGGACAAATCGATAACCTGTACAAAGATCGGGTACGTGTACACGCTGTTGTTGAAAAACCTTTTGTGGTGACTTTTAAAGGGAGCTTAGCAGCGGTACATGCCGTTGATGTTGTAAAAGCACAAATTAAAGAGTTGTTTTTGGAACGATATGGACAGACACAGCTGAGTTCAAGCCGTTGGTTAGTCACAGGGTTTAATTCACAGGAAATCTCAACGCAGGTACGCAATAAAATTACAGCCTTTCAGGACAACATTAGTGACTTTTCGTTGATGGTTCCCAATGAGCTGAATAAACCACATGAATGGGTTTATATGTCAGCAAATAGCATCACGATCATTTTAGAACGGTCCGCTGAAATGGGGGTTGCATGGAACCTATAAGTTTTACTCGTCCAATAGATGAGCAACCGAACAACCACATAGGCTTAGAAACTGCAATTGCAAAGGCTTTTAAACAAGTCTTTGCAGATGTATTTCAACAGCGGATTCAAGATATTTTAGATTATGGTGCACCGCACTTAGGTAGCCGAACCGTAGTCGAACGCTTTACAAAACAAGATGGTTTAGTGGTGTTACGCCGTCCTCAAACCTCAGATACCTTGATGCGCGTAATCTATGCAAATTGGTCAAGCATGGCAAATAAACGGGGCTTAGGATTTCTTGAGTTTGTATTGCGTATGCTATGGACTGATCAGTGGCAAATTAAGCGGATGTGGCATCCAATCAGCACTTATACAAGTTACCCGTTATATTTGGTTGATGAAGAAAAGCCAAATCATTTTCTAACGAGTAGAATCCGTATTTCGATTGATGAATCCGTAGATTTAGCGGAATTAATTGAGCTATCTCCAATTCTTAGAAAATTAGTACCAGCCAATATCGTGGTAAAAGTACATGCCAAAGCTTTAGATACTGAGTTAGGCGATACTGAGCTTGGTGCAGCAGTAATTGCTAAAAATTATCTAATCTTTGATGAAAGTAATGGGATAACCAATAATTTACCTGCAAATCAAAACACGATTCAGGACTTTGATTTTGCAGTCATACGCTATATCTGGGATGGCAATGGTGGTATCGATTTAGATACTCGGACGCGAATCATTAATCCATCCCGAAACATTGACGTGGGTTGGAGTAGAGCAGTTTCAGATGGCGCGTATTTATTTTGGAATGGAGACAATACGGGAAGTGGTGTTGAATGTGTTTTGCTGAATCTAAAGCAGCTTAAACAAGATTTCTCTAACCAGAATAACTTTGAAATCTCTTTAAGAGCGTACTGGTACTCACAAAAAAATACAGGCAATTTCAGTATTCAGTTTGAATCCTATAAAGGCGGTACCATGCAACCGAATGGCTATGATTTTGTCAATGTTGGAGGAAATTCAGTTCAAAGTATGAGCTTGAATGCGAATGTGCAGCATCAACAGAACTCAAATAATGATGGTGTGGAAGTAGGTCGATTGACTTATCACAGCTCGACGCTCGAAGGTAGTTTGATACTCGTTTGATAATTGGAACTCAAGAAAATGAAGTTCACCTAACAATGTTTTTATGTATTTGTTTGATGAAACAACATAAACCATTGTTAGGATTTATACATGACTCAAGACAATAATGAAGAAATTGCACTAACAACCGATGTGGGTAGTGATGGTGATCTTCTTGTGGAGCAATTCTTAGGTTTCGCAAAAAAAGATATTGGCATAAACCAGCAACCTATTACAAAATTTCAGCCGATCCGAGCTCTACTGACTATAACGAACCTTTTGATATTCATCTCCATTTCCAAGATGGTCCAACATTTGTTGATGGTGTTAATGGTGCGACCAATGAATCGTTATTAAAGATCCTGATTCATCGTACTCAATACCTAGACAGTAAATTCCCATCTGATCAAAACAAGCAAGCAATAGCTGCTATGCAATCGGCTTTAGCTGCATTTGATGCACGCACAGCGGAACGTCAAGCGCGTGGTGTTGAAGGACAACAGGTTCAATAATCGTTTTAACTCAGCCCTTTGCAAATTTGCTTAGGGCTTTTTTTCTTACTGAGGATGTTGAAATGCGTTTAAGTCGTATTGCTTTGATGAGTGCGTTGGGTGTGATGTTAAGTGGTACTAGTGCAGGGGTTGTGGGTTCTGTACCAAGATCACATAGTAAATACTCAATTCCAGAATTTACACCAACCAAAGTTGATAAAAAGCCGAACAAAGTTAGTCAAAAGAAACGCCGTATGAATGCACGCCGTAAGGGGCATAAATAAAGGGGTATAAGGATGAGTTGGATAGTTTCATTTTTATTAGGTCTTGTGTTTATAGCAACTTGTAGCATTTGGATCGTTGCCATTATTGCTTCATATCAAGTTCAAAATTATTTGGACATTGAAGAAATAGTAATTGATGAGGAAATAACCAAAGAGTTTAAACCTTTACTGGCAGAAGCACTTAAAAATATGGAACCTGTGAAGATTTATCCTTCTAGTGAATTGCCTATCATTCAAGTGAGGTATGAGAGTGGAATTAGTAAAACCAAAACTGACTAAAATATACTGCAATAAACACCAAAACGCACAATATGTAGATTTAGCGGAAATTAATTCAATCGAAGTTTCAGACTCAGATTTTGGCCGTGGTGGTTATACATATGGGAAAAGTGAATATTCCAGTGTAATGATTGGACTCAAAAGTGGTCATTCTTTAAATATGACAATTAAAACCGCAGATATTGAAAAGCTTTTAGTGTTGGAACACAACAAAATAGGGAAGGACCGCAGCAATGTTGATATGAATGAAATGATCAGACAGATCAATAGTCCACAAGTACAAGAAATGGTTAAAACAGGGACTTTGTACGGCTATAACGGTCATGAAATCCGTAAGCGTTATGGGATGAATCCGCCTGATTCAGTGATTATTGATGGCAAGGTGGTTTATTTAGAGCGATCATTTAGAACAATCGAAGCTCATGCCGATAAAGAAGGTAATGTTACCCATGTTACTGAGTTTTTAGATAATGAATCTGGTGAATATGCGCGTAAGCAATATCTGGCTCGTGTAGGTGGATTTAGTTCAGCACAGAACTATAAACGTGCTGGCTTAGGTCTAATTCCCGTGGGGTTTTATGGCTTTGATTATGTGACACAACCAAACTACACAACCAATGTGGGTGATGGTCAATTATTTGATGGCTTAGCCATTCCAGTTGAGCAGGATGGATTAATTGCAGCGTTTGATAGCACCACGGACGTTAATTTACTTTCGCCGTCAGAGGCAATGATTGCTCATTTACTAGAACAGCAAATTGTACGTGACTTTGACAATATTCATGCTCAACTACAGCTTTTACAGATGAATGGTCAAGCATTAGACCAAATTGATGAATTAGCTGGTCAAATAGCACGTAAAGAGAAACGACAAGCGATTCAAGATCAACGTAAACAAGATTTATGTTCTGGCTTAGTTGGTGAGGTACGATCATTTGATTCTGTTTGCGCTGAAGCTGAAGAGCGCCTTACAGCAAGTGATTTAGCGCGGATGCGAATCAGCGGTGAAACACCCAAAAATAACAAAGCAAAACCACGCATTTTTAAGAGCATGTTTGGATTTGGAGGGTAATCACATATGTCATTACCTAAAGACTCACTCAAATGTATTCAAGATGCTTGGTATAAGCTTTTAGTCGATTTTCGTGCATGGTATATGCCTGAAACCATTCAGACAGAAGAATGGAAAAAGCGAGATATTCAAACAGCAATCAAAAGTTGTCCTTCTCGTATGATGGATGACTCAGAAGCAATGCTTGCAGAATATCGTAAAAGCCAAAATGCTGATGTAACTGGTGGTGCAACGGCATTCATACCAATCATGTTGACTGCTACAGCGATGTTAGATCAACCGCCTGATACGATGCAGCTTTTACCGATGCCTTATTTTGTGCCTATTGTGATAGGCGATAAGCAAGTGAAAATCCGACTCATCGCCAAAACGGTTAGAGCACAATTAGCTTTCTACGCAACCAATGCGCACGATGCTCGTTCAGTATGCGACCAGTTTTGTACTTATGTACAAGATGAGGGTAAACGCCGTTTCCAAGTGCCTTTTGATATGGGCATGAATCATATTGAAAAAAGTACATTTACGATTGTTGAGAATCAATTGTTTCCTTCGCCTATACCAAGTGAAGCAATTAACCTGTCTATCTTTACTATTGATGCTCAATTAGTTGGCTATGCACCACAAATTATTGGACTTGGTGGTCCTAACGATAATACGACTGACAACGGCTACAATCCGGACGGTTCAGTAGTTGATAAGCCAATTCAGGATCTAGTTGTCATTCAGGCTGATCAATTCTCAAGTGATGGCCATACCCGTGTTTTAGCAGATCGTGAGACAGGTGATATTACTGTGGAGCGTATCGATGACTGAAATTATTAAGATTGATGCGCGTGTAACTGGATTTTCTAATGATGAAATACGGTTAATCAGCCTTTGTTTTGCGGATTCTGGTCAAATCCTTGTCCAAAAAACAGAGATTTTCACGGCTTTACCTGTACGCCCAGATCAGCAAGCCGACACGATTGTAGTGACAGATTCACCGAATTTAATCCAAAATTGGCAATTAAAATTTGATGCACAGCAGCATTTAGAAGAAGTGATCAAGGTCTATCAAGCAAGCTTTAGAGCTGGTTTGGTTGAGTTTGAAAAGTCATTAGAGCGTTACAACCCGATGAATATCTTGCAGGTCCGTAAGATTGATAAAAATGGATTACAGCAAGAGTTCGATAGCAGCTCATTAGATAACGGCCATATCGCTGCGCTTATTTCTATATGGGCAAGCCATAAAATCGCTATTTCTCATGCAGTCACATCAAAAGAGGAAGTCAAAGAAGAATACATCGATAGAACCATGTTGCCGTTTAGTATTTAAAGCGGTGATATATGGCTCTAAAACCACTTAAAGACATCCCCGAATGGTGGGAACTTTGCGCACGATATCGTTATGACATTTATGCCTTTGCAGTAGAGGCTTTAGGTGTTACACCGACTTGGCAGCAAGAACTTCTATTTGAATCAATCCAGTTTGATGGTAGCCGTACATCGGTTGCATCGGGCCATGGTTGCTTTGGTAAAGGCACAAAAATACGTTTAGCCAATGGTAAGTGGAAACGTGTCGAAAAAATAACAATAAATGATGCGGTTATGGGCACGGATGGCTTCTCACCACGGGAGGTCATTAAAGTTGTTCAGGGATACCAAGAGCTTTATCAATTTGAATATGAAAATGGTTCAAAGCATGTCTATAACAAATCTCATATTCTTTGTTTAGTCTCACTCGAAACAAAAAACGGTTGGAAAGCAGGCGATACCATTGAAGTCCTGGTATCGAAATACCTTGAATGGCCTGAAGAAACAAAGCGCCAATTTGCTGCATACGAACTAAAACATAGAAAATTCCAGCCTGTGAAAATTAATAACGTCACAGCCTTGGGTGAGGGTGACTATTACGGCTTTGTCCTCGATGGTGATGCAACTTTCCTAACCGCTGATGGCATGGTTCACCATAACACGGGTAAGACTGCATCGGCTGGTATCGTTGCTCTGTGGCATTTATTGTTTTTTGATGAATCCATTACGATGTTTACTGCTCCGCAAATCGGACAGTTAAAGAAACAAGTCTGGAAAGAAATCAGTATTAACCTGTCACGGCTTAAGGCTGGTCCACTTGGTTGGCTTGCAGATTATGTCGGTTATCAGTCTGAATTAGTCTATATCAAAGGCTATAAAGAAAAGTGGTACGTCTTTGCCAAAACAGCACCAAAGCACCAGCCAACAAATTTGGCAGGGAACCATGCAGATAACTACTTACTTTGGGGTGATGAGGCAAGTGGTATTCCTGATGAGGTTATGGATGTTGTCCTTGGCGCATTGACGCATGAGGATAACAGAGCTGTTTTAACTTCACAGCCGACACGTAACGCAGGTTTATTCTATGAGACTCATCATAAATTAAGCCATAGAGCAGGTGGCATTTGGATAGCTCTAACATTCAATGGTGAAGAATCGCCACTCGTAAGTAAGCAATCATTAGAAGAACAACGTCAAAAATACGGTAGTCGTGATGATCCACAATACCAAATCCGTGTTTTAGGACAATTCCCTGATAGAGCAGATGAGTTCTTAATCACGAAACGACAATCCGAAGAAATGTATGTCGGTGCATCTATTTTCGAAGAACACGTTTTTGGTTATGTGATTACGGTCGACGTTGGCGGTGGTGTTGGTCGAGATGATTCTGTTATAGCCGTGTCTAAAGTTTGGGGTGAGGCTCAATGGGGAGATCGAGCGCGCCGTGTTGAAGTTATGGATATTCCTTTATGCAAAAATAAAGACGATGTCGTTGAACTTCTTGCCAAGATTAATGAATGCATTTTGAAATATCCAAATGCAACTTTGGTTGTTGATGATAATGGCGCTGGTAAAGGTTTAGGACAACTGCTTAAGAAGCATGGTATTTGGTACATGCCTGTATATTGGGGCGGTGCTTGCTTCAATAATGACAATCGAAAAGAGTATGTGAATAAACGTGCCTTGGCTTACGTCTGTTTAAAACGAGCAATTGAATCTGGCCGTTTCAAAGTTAAAACTAAGAAGTATTTAGTCAAAATTCAAGACCAAATAATCAAGATACCATACACATTTGATGAGCATAGCCGATACAAAATTTTGAGCAAAGATGAGATGAAACGCCAAGGGATTAAGTCCCCCGATTTAGGTGACGTTTTTGCATTCTTATTCTTGGAAAATGTGTTCTATACAGAAGCCTTTGAGAATGTCGTAATTGCAGATGATAGTCCTGAAGCACAGGAACGTGCAGAGCGTAAATCTAGGTTTGATCAGCTTAAAGAGGCTGCTAAAACACTTGATCAGTCATGATTGGAACATGGGGTCAGAATAAACACTTTTAGCTCATAACATTCAAATTCTATTTAGCTATAGGCTTGAATTATGTCTTTGTATAATGACCCACAATGGATAAAAGATTTTCAAATTTATCAAAATGATATTTTAAAATTTTCTATTGATGCCTTTAGATTTCAACCAACTTGGCAACAAGCACTATTATTCGAAAACAGTGAAGTTATGGGGAGTCGTATTTCAGTTAAATATGGTTGGGGATGTAATGACAGCATGATAGAAGCTTATGCGGTAATTGCACTTCATAATTTGCTGTTTATAAAAGATTCAGCAACTATCATTATGACACCAAGTGACCATAACTCTCACGCTGTGATTCATAGTGTTATAGAGAAATTTATAAAACGCTTAGATTTAAACAAATTATCCTATTTATCAAAATATATAACGAAAAATCAAAAGATGTTTAGCATCAAAAAGTATGAATATTTTACTTACATTAAAATTATTAAAGATACTTCCAGTGTTGGACCTATAAGTATTGCAGGGATATTGAATCACAATTATTTATTTATTGCTTTTGATGCAGAAAATATCGAATATGAATGGTTGTCTGTAGGTTTGTCTAATATGGCACAACCTGAAAACCGATGTATATTCTCTCAAAAGATGGATACAGATATTTTAAATACTGGTCAATTTCATCAATTTACTAACCATGAAAATTGGAAGCAATTTACGTTTAGCTCAGCTGAAGATCCTAATCATGTTTGGAGTAAACAAGATCAGTTTGCTATGAAAATTGGCTTAAAGTCATGTGTGATAGATGGCGAATATTATAGGAAATCTAGCTTTTATAAATATTCAATAAACTTTGAAAATGCTTTACGTTCGATAAAGTTAAATCAATCACCAGTTGATAGTGGGCAATTGGTTTTATCTATCCAAGACTTTCCATGTGAAAGAGCAGTCATGGCGCTATCTTTAGTTGATAAAAGAGATTGCGTTGAAGTAATTGATATTCCATTTTATAAGGATTTTTCCCTCAACTCGATGTTTTTAATTATAAAGAATTTATTAGAACAGCACCCTACAATGAATATTCTCCTTAACTGTTCTGGTAAGGGTGAATTATTAAAAAAATTGCTAGAAGAAAATAAAATTGATTTTAAACTTATGCTTTGGGGTGGATCTTGTTTTAAGCAAAGAAATCGTGAAAAGTATTTTAATAAACGAGCATTTGCCTTTAACAAATTTCAGACAGCGATTGAAAAAGGTAAATTTAGGTTTAGCACAAATAAGAAGCAATCACGATATTTAAAAGAAGCCGTGAATATTCCACACCGCATAAATGATTCAGGGCAATATAAAATTCCAAGTCGAGACGAAATGAGACTAGAAAATTTGCAGCCATTAAATTTAAGTAGTGTTTTTGCATCCTATTTCATGAATGAGTGATTTGGAACTAACCGCTTAAGCAATTATTCAATAATCCCAAAATAGCCATAGTGATAAATAGGTGCAGCGCTCAATGCTGCTAGTTTGGGTTTAAATGTTTCATTGACACATATCGCCGTTGGTTCAGGAAAGTATGATCCGTCAAATGCGATGACATTAACCAATTCAACACTTGTATCTGAAATTGAGCGCTATCCCTTGAATGGTGGTAGCGTAGAGCCTGTATCCCATACTTTAAGATTCATAGCTAACATTGAACCTACTCAAACCGCCGATGGTTATGAAATTGGACTAATCACAGATCAGGGTGTTTTATTTGCTATCGCAGCTACAACTTCCGATACACCATTAATTCGGTTGGTTGCCAATATTGTATCCATCGTCACCTTTGGAATGATTTTATCCAATCTTAATTTAAGCAATTTAATTATTAGTATTGATCCAAATACACCAATTGCTGTTGCTTTAATGAATGATCACCTTGGCAGTGTTGATCCTCATCCGCAGTATGCGACAAAAACACTGGTGAATAACTTAATCGACATCAATGTAGAGAATGCTGTCGACTATTTAGTCTCTTTGATGGTTGCTCATCAAAATGCTTTAAATCCTCATCCTCAATATCTTTTAGCAACTACATTTGGCGTTAATTTGTTAATGGATGCCTCAATAAATACACCTATTGAAGATAAAAATCGAGTTTATGGCTGGAATGGTGAGAATGGGGATACTAATTTTACAAGTGGTACAGTCGATTGGTGGGCATCTTTTGAACAGAATGTGATATTTAAGCCATATCGCGCTTATGGGAAGTTCTTATTGTACATGGACTTCCAGCCTCAAGGTGACGGTAAAGTTTGGTTAACAATTAAAGATAAAACTGGTGCTGTAATTGAAAACTCACTGATTAAAGAAACCCATGCAGCTGGATATGGATACAGAGAACCTGAACTTAAGGTATTGCTAGATATTCCTAAAGATGGCTCAGCGGAAGTCTATTATCAAATAAGCGTTTGGAATAAAAGCAAAGGTTTTTGTTCAGGTTCATTCTATGTGAATGATCGACCTAAACGCTTTTTTCCTGTTGGGTATACGTCACAAGTGGATAATGCCGATTTTACTTCTGGATCAACTACAGAGAGCCAACAAGGACAAGATTATTCAATTTATCCGAACTATGAATGGTTCTACTACAGTAGCAGTCAACAACAATATGTCCAATTAGATTCTACAACGGCATTTGATAGTCCAGCAGCGCGTGTTCCACATTTTCATAGAAAAGTGTTTTCTAATATTAGTACAGAGTTATGGGTGATTTTGGAAGTCGGAAAACAGACTGTTCAGGTTCCAAGCGATTATTCAATTGTTGAAACTCAAGTAGTACGTGCTTCTACAGATAATCAAGGACGATGTGTTGTTCAATTACCATTATCAATGAGAAGTATAGCAACGCCAAACAATGAAACGCTTGTCTATAAGATTGCCTATTACTTAACACAAGTAAATAAAACGGTGAATGATTCAGCTTTTCCAGCTGGAAGTATTGATGGTATCCATGAATTCTATGCGAGGCTATCAAGCTAATGATCAATGAATATCGGAATGCGATCAGAGACCTAATTAATAAGAACATTCAGCAGGGAAAGCTGAATAGTCTTATTGTCTGGGATGTCAAATCAGATGAAGCACAAGATCCTACATTATTGAGCTTTAGGATTTATGGTTCACGTAATCACACGGATGTGATTCAGATCGCTTGTGGTGTATCTGGAATTTGGGAAAAGTTACCTGAAAAACGAATTGCAGTACCTTTAATCTCTGACGTAATGCGCTTACGCCGTGAATACCAGATGTAGGTGTCAGCATGTCGAATAATGAAGCATTTCAAGATGCATACAATCAAATGCAAGAAGCACTTAAAAACGGCAAATTGCGTAGAGATTTGCAAGGTCGTAGAAGTGCTGACAATCAACAACGGGCATTCGCAGAACGAGAAATTGAATATGATGATCGTGGACGTAAAATCCCACGTCCTATGTTTTTACGTCCAGAAGACATCGCCAAAGGTGTCGATTATGATGTTGAAAAAGTTTTATATACAACTCTAGGACAGCAAAAGGGCGAACCACCAAGACGAATAACTCGTGATGACATTTTAGCATTTCAAGACAATATCCTGTTGCTGAAAGATCAATATAAAAAGGGTATTACAGTCCAAAACATTATTAATTTAAGTCTGCAAGATGATATTGATCGCGCTAATCAGCAAATTTATATGTCTGTACCTATCAGTCGGAAAAGCGGACTAGTTCATTTTTTAACAAATGCAGGTCCTGATAGCGAAGACCAAAACCATCATGTCGAAGTTGAGTTTGCTAACTTTGGTTCAGTTGTTTTTGATATTAAAAAAGAAGCTGTTAATACGGTAAAAAACCGACTTGCCAATGGGAAAATTAAATTTGAGTGTGATTGCAAACGTCATACTTATTGGTTTCGCTACATGGCAACCATTGGAGGTTATGGATTAGGTCGTGATGAAGGCGGTTTTCCAAAACATCGTAATCCACATTTATCTGGTGTTGCCTGTAAGCATGTTTTGCGCGTGGTGCACTGGATTATTTCTCCAGCTGGTATTGAATATCTTAAAAAGCAAGTTGAAATTGATCGTAAGAAACAAGTCGGTGCACGCTATAAACAGACGGATGCACAGATCAATGAACAACTTAATAAGCAATTAGCCGATTTAGAAACGGGAACCACAAAACCAATTGTTAGTAATATTCAAAAAGCTGAACAGGAAATGATGCGACGAGCCGAAAAAGTCGCTAAAAAGCACTTTGCTAAGCAAATGAAAGAAATAAAAGCTTTAGAAAATAAGATGCATAAATTAGCAGTTCAAGCTCAATTAGAAGCTGTGCTGCAAACACTGAGTAAAGATAAACAGACTCAAGCCAAACGTATGGCTGATCTTTGGGTAAGAAATGAAATTACTCAAGCTGATTTTGATATTTATATGCGAGGTCTAAATGCTAAATAGTGCAGTCAATCGAGTAGCAAATGGCCGTCATTTAGCTGCAAGACGTGTTGTTATGAATACGCTAGGAAGTATTCCAAGCCAAGTATGGCGTAAGCGAATTGTATATAGCAATCCAGCAGATGCTGGTCTACCTGTAGATCCGCTTTCATTCGAAGCGAATGCCTTATCAATCCAAGATGAACCCAATTATGAATATGATCATTTAGGTTTTGCCTATGTTCTTGCAGACAAGTTTAACGGGGGTATGATTCATAAAAATAACAGTATGAATAACCCTAGTGATTTGACCTTAATCGTTCAAATTGCTGCTTACAACGCTGATTTAGACACTTTGACAGAGCAGATTAATGAGATACCAGATACGCAATTTCAAGAGGGTGATTTGCTGGCTTTGATGATCTATGAAGGATTCATTGTATGGTTTGAAATCGTTGGAATCACTGGGCAAACTTTGATGTCAGATTTTGGTAAAAAGTATGTTTTAAACCGCCGTGATGAGTTAGGTATTGATCCGATTCAGAGCGAAGTAGAGTTAAGGGTGGCCATCAAAGTGTTAAGAGATTTAATAGAGTTCAGACGAGGCGAAGTTTTTAACACTGGAATTAGCTTTACTGACAAAGAAAATAATCAAAGTCTTGAACTTACTGATGATATGCAGATCACAGCTCAAGTGAAATCAAATGCTGGTCAACTGATTACTACGTTGGATGTTCAAAAAGATAGTGATCAAGTCGGGCGTGTTTGGGTGGAATCAATAGCAGATAGTAGCCAATGGCCGTTAGATTATGCCCAGTTAGAAGTCACAATTAAGCAAAATGATGTCGTCATAGGCGAACATATATTGCCTTTCAAAGTGGTGTAACCATGAAAACAGCAGCTCATATTAATTTATCTGGTGATCGTCCGAATCGTTGGGGATCAGTGAAAGGCAATTTATCTGATCAGACAGATTTGAATGAAGCATTACAAGGCAAAACAGGTCGAGAAGAAACAACTGCATTAGCTGAAAACTTAAATCAAGTACAAGCTTTGGCTCAAACGAACGAGCTAAAAATTGGTACCAAAGCAGATCAAATAGATTTAGAAACGACACAAGTTCAAATTGAAAATAATCGTTTAGCTATACTCACGAAAGCTGATATTCAAGCTTTAGCGTTACTGACTCAATTAGTTGATACAAAAGCAGATCAAGCATATGTTAATCAGCAGATCGCTGATCTAGTTGGGTCAGCTCCAGAAGCTTTAAACACAGTTTACGAGCTTGCAGCTGCTATACAAAATAATCAAAGCATAATTGATACGCTCAATCTATCAGTAGCGAATCGCATTCGATTTGATGTTGCGACTCAAGCGCTAACAGAGCTTCAAAAGCAAAATGCGCGTACAAATATTGGTGCAGAAAAGCTTGGGACAGCTCAGGAACTGGTGAGTCAAATCACAGCACAAAGCTTAGGCGCAGCTACAGCTGCCCAAGGTTCAAAAGCTGATAGTGCTTTACAGAGTGCAGATGTCGCACCAGTCGCATTAACAGGTCTATTTTCAAGCTTAGCAAATCAAAACAAAATCTTTGATGTGATATTCAATACTTATGCCCTAGGTTCGAATGCTGAAATTTCTGCTTCAGATACGCTTGGGCAAATGCTTGGAAAAATCCAAGCACAAATTAAGAATATGGGAACTGGTGGAAGCGGTTTTAACTGGATTGATGCTGCTACGATGAATGGTTTTTCATTACAAGGGGTAACACAACATAAATCCCTTAGATTTGCAAAGAAAGATGGAATGTTGTGGGTCTATGGCGCATTGGCAATTCCAAGCTATATGGGTGCAGGATTAAAGATATTTAATATTTCAAATTCTGAATACATGGTCGAACAGCTCGTCACGAATATCTACGGTGTAGAATCTCAAGTCGCAGTATTTCCCATAAATTTTCATACAAATAATTATTTTCAAGCGCCGAGCAATTCAAATATGTTGGCAATGTTTTATATATTGAATGGAAATCTATATTTGAAATTACAGTATCAAATCCCAAGTGACGGGGGATTTATTGCATTCAAACCTACAGCAATCGGGCGTTTAGTTAATCCTTAATAGCGTTTCGGAACTGATAAGAAAAAAATTAGATTTTTCTTTGAAAATATCTATATCAAATCGTTTGAAGTAATAAAGACAATGACCTATTTAGTTTTCAATGAAACAGGGAAAAGCGCAGGTGATAAGGAAATGGTTGGACAATGTACGTCAGCCATTTTTAATTACCAGGTGCTTGGTGCTGGTGCAGTGGTTGATTTTTTCGGTAGTAATCATCCTAGTCCAAGTATTGATAATGAGGAACACTGGTCCCCAATAGTAACAATTACCGCAGGTGTTCCAGATACGGAACCATTTCGACAACATGCATGGGATAAATTGCGATTTGTCGTCATGGCTGGTACCGATGTAGAAATTTATGTTTCTAGTGGTGTGTCTGGGTAATCAACAAATTACTACTTATATGAGTCCATCAATGATGATGGACTTTTTTTATTTTTATCATTTCGTAATTTACTATTGGAACTCCATAAATTCGACATTTTTCAACATGCGAAATTAGGTTATCAATTTTCAAAAACCTATTTCAAAGGTGAAAAAAATGTCAGTTTTATCTGATCCTCAAAATGCACTTTATCAAGCGCAATTAGCAGCTACTACACAATGCCAAAACTATTTTTATAAAAATGGTGAAGCTGGCTTTGATAGTGTGAATCATATGGCTGAGACTCGACCAACTGCATTAAATGAAATTTTAAATATTGTTGGCTTTGATAGTGCAGCAGATGTTGATAATGCGATTAAAGTTGGTTTGTCTCAGTATCAGTATTGTCATGGTGGTGATTTACCACATGCATCCGTGTTGGCCACTGCTTTAGATGCTGGTTTATGCATGGCAAAAAAAGTAAGCGGTTTTACTGGTACACATAAACAGAATCTTGAACAATTAGAATCAGGATTCGATGATGTAAGTAATACACATCATGAGTCTGTCAGTATTGTGCCAGCTATGACGGTTGCAACGATTGCAACGTTAATTGCCTTTGCCTCTCCAATTATTGCCTATATTCCTAATAGCAACGGTTCGAATGAAGTGCCGATTGTTGCAGCGCGATTTACTACTGATCGTGCATTTGGTGCGATGGCAAAAGGTGAGTATTTAGATGGTGTAAATGCATCTAAACCATATTCAGAAGGTCGTTTCCGATTTGTATTGGATAATGGTGGTGCAGGTACAACCTATTCAACAACCGCACGCACAAAATATGCGAATTACGCAGATAAAACACCAGACGTAAATGCACCATTATTGCCTTTTATCGGTGGCAATATCTCGATTCGCATCAACGGTAAAGAAGTTGCGCACACACGAAACCGCAGTAAGTCGAAATTGGCTGGTCAAATCTCTGCAATTACTGAGAAATCAGCAAAAATCGCAGGTATTGAATATAGCGTGACTGCAAGTTCAATTAACTTGGATGACAGCACAATCTCAGTAACCTTCAACCAAGCATTGCCGAATGGTGTAAAAGCGGAAGTGTTCTTGGTCGCTGATTATGAAGCGAAAGACGTAAATAATAAGTTTAAGCTTGATCCTGTTGGTATCAGTATTTCGCCTGAATATGAAACGATGGTGAGTTCACCAATTGTCACTCAAATCCGTGCATCAAAATTATTAGTGAATCAGATCACTAATGAGTTGAATATCGGCTTTGTTGGAACCGCATTGTCATTAATGCAAGGCAAAATTTATCTTGAGCAAACAGTGCGACTACTTGGCGAAGGCAAAGAACGTGCACAATACAATGATCGTGAATTTACGTTCGATGCAAGCCGTGGTGTTGCTGGTAATTTAGCTGCTGCATATAACACGTCGGGTGACTTGTTTGGCGAGCTAATGAAGTATATTGAAGCTGCGAAAATTGGGATTGTACAAGATTCAGGTGGTGCAACCGTAGGCTTTGATTTGTACGTCGGTGATAGTGCAAAAGTGTTCTTTGCTCAATTATCGGCTGACAAAATGCCAGTCAAAACAGGTGCCACGGCTGGTCATGGTCAAATCGTGCGAATTGGTACTTTAGCTGATGGTACCAACGTTTATCATTTGCCAACCTCTGCTGGTGTTCTGGTTGAATCTGATCAAACTTTTGAGATGGAATTAGTTGGTCGTGGCAGTGAACCTGTACGCAATCCGCTTGTCGGCTTCATTGAAATGCCATTAACCGTGAGTGAGGCAACGCCTGATCCGCGTGAAAGCTTACTTGCTTTGATCGGTTCTCAAGCTGCTGAATTAAATCCACTCGACCGTTATGCAGATCAGTTTGCATTACTCAAAGCAATCAATATGCCACGATTAAAAAGTTAATCGTATATGACAAAGGCGCTTAAGTGCGCCTTTGTCATTTCTATCTAATTTATAACAAAATGGTGAAATACGATGGCTGATGTAAATGAAGTAAAACCAAAACAACGTAGTCAAAAACCAAAAGCAGTTGAACCAGTTCAACAGGTTGCTAATCAAAACACATCTAATGGAGAAAATACTCCAAAAGACACTGATATTGATGTGAAAGACAATGCAGCTAAAACGGACGACGCAAATTCTAATAGTGAAGCTGCAAAAGCAGAAACATCATCTTCACAAGCTGAAATTCAGCAAGTAGAGCAAAAAAAAGAAGCTGGTGAAAGTTCAGACGCAAATGCTTCTGAATTAAATCAAGATACGAACAAAGATGCTACACAAGGCACTCAACCTAAAGAAAATGAGCCAACGCCGTCTACTGAATCTGATCCAAAACCTAACAACGAAAATATCGTTGTAGAAAAAGTAGCCAGTCCAGAATCAACTAAACCCAAAGGTTTGGTTATCGAAGTTAAAAACAGTGGTGTCAAATCGGTTTATGAACCGCTTACAAAGACATCAATTAATGCAGGTCAGACGGTTCAAATTGCCTGTGCAAAATTAATGGTAAAGCAGGGTGTGCTTAATAACATTAAGCAATTTAAAGACCTTGGCAAAAACTTAGAGGTTTTAAGCAATGACTGAGTTCAATGGAACAAATCCGCTTCTTGATGCACTAGGTGATCAGCCTACAATTCGAGATGTCACAATCAATAACAATACCAGTTTCAAAATCGTTGAACCGTTGACAGGTTTACAGATTCAAACTGAGACTATTGTTCGGGTGCATGGTGAAGTTGCATTTCAGCAAATTCAAAACAATATTGTCCAGCTCAATGAACTTAAACAACAAGAAGCAGTTACGAGCACAGACGTTATTGTGAATGAGCAAACTGCTGAATGGACATTGACCAACTGCGCAATTTCAAATGGTGTGCTGAGCTATACGGGAGGCTTAGCACTTGAAGAAGGGAATACCTCTGCTGAACCGTTACCTTCTCTATTTGCAACAAAGCCTTTTAATACTGGTGAGGAATTACAATTTACTGTAAATCCAAATACGACAAAGAAATTACTGATTGCATTTGATTTTGGTACGAAAATCGGTGAGTTTGGTGATGAATCTGCTGTTGTAAAAGAGCGTCCTGATATTCAGAGAATTCAATTATTTAATGGCCGATCTGCACCACAAGGCAATATTGATACAACAACTTTAACAAGTGCTTATGTTGTTGGAATGAAATTGCTCACTGATAAGCAAGCATTGCTCACAATCAAAGATGCCAGTACAGAACAAGAATTGGCTAGTTTAATTGTCGAAGCACCAAATTTCTGGAACGGACATTTTTCCCGAATTTGGATTTATGCAGAACTTGAAAATGTTGAATCTGTATTTAGTTTACCTTTTGCGGTTCCGAATACGAATTCTGGAAAATAACCTTCTGGAAAATCTAAAAACTCTGCTTATGCAGAGTTTTTTATTGGAACATTCAAAAATCTTAATTTTGGCAAAGCGCAAAATAACTAAAACGTTTAGCCAAAGGCAAACAAAGTGAACACAACAAAGATATTAGGTGAGGCTGTTGGCATTCAAAGCCAAGGCACAGTAGACAAGACCGAAACACAAACTAAAGAAGGGCTAACTTCAGCCTTAATTGTTGGTCGATTTAAGCGTGGTCGAGTGGATAAGCCAATGACCATTCACCAAGGTAACATTCGCGGTCAATTGGGCTATGAGCCAACAAATATTGATTATCAAGCTGTACAGGATTGCTTAGACACGGGTGTGCCTAGTGTTCAAGTTTTACGTGTCGGGCCAACTTTAGATATGCCAGGTTAATGGAGCCATTATGACAAATTTAAAATTAACCAGTAATGGAGCTTTGATACTGGGTGGCAATGGCGCTGCGGTATTAAGCTTGTTTTTTGATACCTATAGTTATCTAAAAGATACAGATATTGAAGTCGCATTTTTTAGTAAAGTCACTACGCCGACTTCACTATTAGACATCACCATGCGTTTGCGAATCATCGATTCAACCACTGGTGATGAAGTGATTAAAATTCAGGGTGTCGTTGATGGGGATCCTGAAAATCCAGCAACGATTATTGCAGTTGCAGACGCTACTGAAGAATTTGAACAATTTGAATTGCATATCAATGATGCTTTAAGTGCAATTTTATTGAGTAGTGCATTCAATCCAGTGAATAGTTTAGGACGTAAGACTGAGATTCTATCGTTACCAGATGAAGAACCAGACACTTTTAACGCTGATCAAACTTATACACTGATTACCAATTTAGTGGATAAGCCAGCTTATTTAGTATTGCCAACTGTCATAGAAATAGATGTATACGTGGCCTTATTACGTGTGGCTGAAAAATTAAATATTCCACTCGATGTTGAGGTTGACTCAACTATGACAGCGGAACAAGTCGCTCTATTTGCTGAAAGTTTAGATGCCCAAACACATCAAGTTCAATTGATTTGGTCGCCCAATATATGCCGTCCACGAGATGCCATTTCATTACGGGGACGTAAAATTCCAGCTCGGTACATTGGTCAATACATTGGTGACAAGCTACTGCGTAATGCTCGAACGAATGCTCAAGGTTTTGCACCTATTCATTATGCCGTCGCTTGGAAGGACTATCCGTTTAAGAAAAAGGCTTTAGAGCTTCGTCCAGATGTTGTACTCGATGAACCAACATTAGAAATGCTTGCTCAAGCAAAAGTGAATGTCGTTCGTCCAATTAAGTTTGAGCGTGTCTTGTATGTCTTAAGTGATGTGCTTACTCAGCGTCAAAGTAAAAATAGTGCATTGCGCTTGGTGAATGCTGCTGAAATTGCTATGCGCACCAAAAATGATGTTGTCGACATTCTAAAGAATCATATGTTGAAACCAACTGAAGATTATTTAGATAAAGCGAGTAAGGAAATAGACAAATATTTGTCTGACGCTGCGACTTCGGGCTGGTTAAAACCTGCTGAAGATTTGGATGGAAAACCTTTCGCATTCAGCTTAATTCCTGACAAAGATTATCCATTTGAACGTGTTCGATTGTATTTGGCACGCCGTCCAGAAGGCGCGACCCGTGCTGTGATCTTTGATGAAGATGTATTAGTTAAATAAATAGGTGATAACAATGTTTGGCTCAAAAAATCCGTTTAACCAAAAACCACAACAAAATGTATTACGTGAATTTGATTCTGCTGCAGCTGGAATTACAAGTAGCGTGAATACATTGACTAGTTCAATTCGGGAAGAACTTTCATTCATTGAGCACGTTCGAGAAATGGCTTTGAATATCGTATCTGATCTTGTTGATGCAGTTATAGACAACACTTTAGATGACAATGAATTGCCGACTGACCGTCTTGATTTTCTTATTCTGGATGCCTTAGATGGTGCAGATGATGAAAATGGTACGTTGGAAAATGCATTAGTTGCTTCCATTGATGATGCACTTTCAAGTTTTGGTGTAGATGACTCAGTGATTGCTGAAATCTTTAGCGATAATATTGAAGCTGCTGATGCTGCAATTGATGCTGCTGCAAGCACAGTAATTGCAAATATGCCTGATGAGGGTGATCCATTAGATGAGCTTGTTCGTGAGTTTATTTATGGTGAACCTGATGAAGAAGAAGGTTTTGACTCGGTTGGTGGCAAGAAAAAGCTTTCTCGTGGTCAGATGACGACGAAAAGTGTAGGTGGCCGTAAAGTACGTTATAAAGCGATTGCTGCAATCCGTAATGGTGTTAAAAAGATCGTGAATAAGCGATTACCAGGTCAACGTATCCGTCTTTCAAGTGAACAAAAAGCTGGACTAAAGAAAGCGAGTTTAAAAGCGCGTTCAGCTAATTCATTGCATAAGCGTATGAAGTCGTTGCTCAAAGGTAAAAAGATTGGTCTATATAAATAAGCAATAGAATATAGATTAAAAAAAGGCTGCGATTATGCAGCCTTTTTTTTATTTGGAACAATGAGGAATTAGTCTTGGTTCAAGTGATCAGAATACTTATATCCAATAAGATTTGAGAATAACGATGCGTCAAGTCAATCCAATGCTTTTAAATCAGATGAAGGCAGATGCGATAGCAATTCAGCAACTAGGTTCGCCAATTTTGTCATGCCAAGGCATGTTGGTCCCACAAGGTTTAGAGGATTACCGCTTTTTAATTAAAAGCTGTCCACGTCCAATTATTAGTAATGAAGATCCAGCGGAAGTCCAATATCCGGGTGGCTATACGGGGATTGTGGCTGGACCTCCAAAAACACATTACACAGGTAATTTACAATTACTGGTAACGGAAGCAGGGCATGATCAACTTTTTGCTGAATACATTGTGGCAAATAAAGGCATGATCAATTGTGATTATTATGATGGGCATGTCGCTAGTTTTACTCGTGCTTATAATCTGGAAAACTGTGCAATTCGATTTGAAATGGCTGAATTCGATACGGATAGTCGAACTCAAGTAATGACTGTTTCATGTCCGATTGATTTCAATTTCTTTGGTGGCTTCGCCAAGATTGGGAGTAATGGCACAGTCTTACCAGGTCAACGTGATATTGCTGGTATTGAGGGCTTGATTAACCGTGTTCAGAACGTCGTAAACGCTGCACAGTCTGCAACAAACTTAGCTCGTTCAGCAACTGGTGTAGCACGTCAAATTGGTTCTTTATTTGGGTAACTGCTATGCAATTGCTACCTGATGATGGCTCTCTATGTCCAAAAGTGATTGCTGGTTCTATCGAAGCACTAGCAACGACTTTTCATCTAAAATTACAGATGAAAGGTTATTCACTTCTTGTTGAAGATGTCACGAATGCTTTGATTGAAGAAACAAAGCGTTATGCTGGATGTGCGACTTTGAGATGCCAGCGTGGTTCAACCAATATCATCATAATAGACAAGAACATTGTCCTTGAAGGCTTTGAATGGGTCATTATTGAACCGTGTCTAAGTGCAAACTGTGACTTGATTCAAGCTCAACTTGTTGAAGCCTCAAGAAGTATGGGTGGTGATGGTTTTGGCATGTCAGTGAGTGAAGCTGAACAAGCATTTAATCAAGCAAAAGAGTTAATGCCTAAAAATGCTTTTGTGGAGGCTCCTTTTAGTTTTAAAACTTTAGGGGGCAATTGATGCGAATCGCGATATTGGCAACCAATAAAATCATTTCTGCGTCTGAGTTGATGATTGCAACACTAAGAACTGATCTTGTTCCTGTGCCTGTCAGTATCGAGTTTGCAGTTAAGTATACAAAGGAACTCAATGATCAATTGGTGGATGGGGCTGAAATCATCGTGAATGATATTCCATATCCATTTGAGATCGTTTACTCACATCCTGTTAAATCGCAAACGATTAAAGACAATTCCCGAATCGGGGCTATTTCATGCATCGCCGTATTCAAAGGTTGTAAAAAAATACTGGAGCAAGCAAAAAAGGCTGTGATTTTGGAGCAGACTTCTTTTAATGCTGCATATCGTGCGTGTGGTGCCTCTAATATCCGCTTGGGTGATGATATACCTTTACCTGAATTTATTTGTCTCAACGGTACCTTGATTTCAGAGCGTATAGCACTTTATTTACAACAAGAAGCTGCGGTGATTTGTTTTAAAGAAACAAAGATTTGTATTTTAAAACTCGATGCACTTTTTAAACAAGAAGCCGTTCTAAAATTAGATCCTAGTGAAATCCAATGGTTTAACAGCGATCAAATTGAGAAGTTTCAAAAATCCTCTTATGTCTCCGTTGATCAAGATGGTTCGACGGTTATTGGGGACGATACGACGACGAAAGGGCAATCTGTTATTCAGAAAGCAGGTCTTGATGCACGACAGTTAAAGAATCTGGAAAAGGTACTAATTCCGCGTGGTGTGGTTCATCGTTCGTTAAGCCTTGAACTCAATGCTGGCGATATAGTCGAAGTAGAACATAAGAAATATGTGATTTTGACAGCAGCTCATGAAGTAGAAACAGGTGCTATTGGTGGCGATGTCGGTTCAACCTCAAAGCTTTGGTTAGCAAGTTTATAGGTGCTGTGATGAATGGTTTTAAAAAAGCAAAAATCCTCAGTTACGATGCGCAAAGCAGAACTGCAAAGATTCACATACCCGGTCTTACGGATGGCGCAAGTACGGGCTTAACAGCAACTTTTGCTTATCCCGTTGGTGATAGCGATAAAGATACTGAGCGCGAAATTTTAGAGGGTGAGGATGTCTATATCTTCTTTGAAAATAATGAGCAATCGCGTCCTGTCATCGCATTCTATAGTAGTCATAGTAAAGGTGCTGTTGTCGATACACGCCGTATACGACAAGAGAATATCGAGCTTTTAGCACGTAGCAAGGCAACGATTGAAGCGCCTTCTATTGAATTAAGAGGTGAAACAAAGATTACAGGCAACGAGCAAGTCACTGGAAACGTCATCGTTGGTTCTGGTGCGACTGGCGTATTTTCAAATGTTTTTGGGAAAACGCTAACCATAGCAGATGGCATTGTTATTCAAATTTCATAAGATTTTAAAGGTGATATATGAGTGAATTAAATGTTCAATATCTTCAATCATTAGAAGATCATATCAATGCTGTGCAGACTTGCGAAGATCTTCAAAAGGCGGTGGATACAGTGATGAATGCTTTAGGTGATCAATTGCAAGCATTGACCGATGAATTAGAAATAGTTGGGGCGATTCAGGAATTATTAGAAATCCCGAACAATCTTGCAAAAGTTATTACGTGGATTCAAAAATATATTGAATTGGTTTTGTCACCAATGTACCAGCCATACTTAAAATGTGCAGCCCAAATCACTCAATTAATAGCTAAAATTCAGCAATTGCAGGCCACTATCATGGATAAAATGAATTCAATTACTAATTGTTCTGTGAATATTCCAGCGATTAATTTCCCTGAACATTCAAGCCAATTAACTTAGCCAAAATTACGTTAATTCTTAAATTTTGGCTTAATTATGGCTGCTTCAGACATCCTTTCTTTGTTGTTGGGAACAAATGCGAATAGCATCCCTCAGCAAGTGGTTGATGCTAACCAAGAAGTCATGGCGCAAATGTATGATTCCGTTGCGCCTTTCTCGCTTGGGACACATACGACACAGGAAAACAAGAAAAGAACACGTAAAGAAATTCTGACCAAGTGGGAGCAAATGCTAAAGTTCGCTCCCGTAGCAGAGGGCATTGGTATTCATGTCATGGCTGCACTTGGCGGTGATACACATACGGGCCAACAAATCTTTATTACGCCTACAGAGCGATTGCGTGGCGAATTAGGCAAAACTGAAAAAGCGCAATTAGAAAAACTACAAAAGCGTATCAAGCCAATAGAAACTGTCATAAATAAATACATTACTAAGCTATGTTCGGAAGGTATTTCCTTTGGTGATGCCTATGCCCGTGTGTACGGCAAAAAGGGAGTAGGTGTTACTGACTTACTTAGTAATGAATATACCTATGCACCGCAAATACAAGCTTTTGAACAAGGTTCCAAGACAGTGGCTTATTTTGCACTGAATCCGAAAAACTGGTCCAAAGTCATGACTAAGTTGAATCACACACAGATGGTTCGGATGAAGTTGCCACGGATTCAAAATGTACCGCAATTTGATCCAGTTGAAGCTAGTTTAATATCTCAAATGCTTGAAGGTGATAATCCAGAAGAATTGCCGATCTTACCTGCACAGGTCGGTGGCTCATTTCTCTATTCAATTGAGAAAACCTATGATGATGTCATCCTTGCCTTAACCACGATGAACAGTCAGCAAGTTGCTGATGCAGTCAATCAAATGTTTTTGACGCTGAACATGGCTGGTATGCCTCCAGCACAACGTGATGCTTATATTCGTGGTCTTGAGGGAATGCTAAAAGATCATGAGAAGTACGTAAAAAATGCAATGGAAGGCGGTGAGGGCATTTGGAATACCAAATATCACGTTTTACCGACATGGGATGAAAAGCAGATTCTTAATCCTGTGGGAGATATTAAAGGTCAACGTAATTCACCTGTAAATATCGAAACCTTTATGATCAATGTCCGTTTGCTTATGGGCGGTATTGGTCTCGATCCTTCAATGGTGGGGTGGGCTGATATGCTTTCTGGTGGAATTGGAGATGGGGCAGCATTTCATACCTCAAGTCAAATTATGCGCCGTTCCATGTATATTCGCCAATCAGCTGTTCAATTCGCCAATGATATTATGCATATCGATTGGGGTTATTGTTATAACGAGCAATTTGAAGCAGGTGAATTAGATTATCCATGGCAAATTGAGTTTTCTAGTACTCAGTCAGCAGCTGTGACAGAAGAAAATACTAATAAACAAACTCAGATGAATACATCCTTACTTAAAATTCAAGTCATTAACTCACTCAAAGAATCTGATTTAAGTGAGGAAACGATGCAATATATTTTAGAAAAAGATGCTGGTTTTAACTATGACGATTCATGTCGTATAGCAGCTGATATTGCGAAATCTCGTCTCAATGGACAGGGTGAACAATAATGACTTTACACTTAAATATTTCTAAAGGTCGAAATACAAGTGGTGTATGGACTGGAATGCCAATCGATGAGGCTTTAAGGCAATACCAGAAAATTTACAGTTGGGGGACGTTATCCTCATTACATTATGGTGTATGGCTTGAACCATTCGATGAGGACGGGAAAATCGCAAAAGAGTCAATTGAACTGATTGACTCATATGATTTAACACATCATGAGGCTGGAAATTTCAATGCATTTGAAAAAGGAGAAAAAGGATTTTTAGCTGGTACTAAAATCGAAAGTATTCCATTGATGGATAACACAAAATTGCCTTGGCTTTGTCAGAGTTTGGATTTATCCGTTTTAGATGCTCAAACAGATAGCGTACAAATTGGTGCATTTCAACTCAATCACATCACTGGAAATAGTTCGGGTGAAATATCAATTCCCTTCATTGAAACACGTAATGCATCAATTCTAAATAGTGCTTTGGCAATAACTGATGGTGAGGATGGGGGTACACAAGCCTTGCCGAATGATTATCTGATGCGGATGACAATTTACATTTACGATAAACATAGTATTTCTACGCGAGTTTTTGAGGTCCAGCATTTAGTAGCTTTGCAGACTGGAAGTATTCCATTGGATGCCACAAACCGTAATGGAGTCGGTATTGTTACTTTGAATTTTATAAAGATGTTCCCAATGTTGAAATGATTGGAACAGCTCAAGAAGAATCATTTATTTAAGTGCAAAAATGGCCTCAATCAGAAAAATATTGAGGCATTTTTTCAATGCGAAATCTCGACATATTTACTTTATTACATGAACCACATACCAGTCGTTTAGTACATGGATTTGATTCTGTGAATAGCGGTGCTTGTTCAATTGGAGTGATCAAAGGTCAATATCGTCAGCTGAATGCAATCGTTACAGAATCAGCTACGGATGATGACCAATGGCGTATTGTGAATCTAAAAGGTTCAATCAATAACATTGCTGCATTTGACTCAATTGCCGTTTTAGGTGCAGTTGATAATGATCATGCAAGTGCATTAGCACAAATGCAGTTTGGGCGTATGTTTGATGCTATTGAAGATGATGTAATTGAAACCAATACCAATGGTCTATTACGACATTTAGCAACACCACAATTTCATAAGCATAAGCAACTTATTCATCGAGATCATTTAGTCGCAATACAAGATATTCCATGTGCTGTATTACCAGGTTGGGACGGTATCGAACTAACAACACATGAAGGAAAAACAGCGAATCTGCTGTTAGACATGCAACTTCATGATGACAGTACAGAGCTATTATCGAGTTTTGATGGTTTAGCTAATTTGCTTGAATCAATTGGAGCAGAACACCCAGATTTTGATTCAATCATTGTTGAGTATCAATATCTCGATAAGTTAATGGATATGCTGCATACAGCCATGCAGACAGCGTCTAAAGGCGGTGTAAAGGTTCTGAATGTAGATCGTAGTGAAAAGCCATTTCGACACAAAAAAGTGCTGAATGTCGCCGTTTCATATGATTTCGAAGATGGACAAACGATTACGATTTTATTTCATAATCCTGATCGTGACGCAAAGCGGATATCGCCACAAGACACGTTATTGTCTTGGAAGATTCTTATGAATAAGCGTGATGTAACAGGCGTGATTCAGCCCAACCAAGGTGAAGGTATTGCATTACCTGTACTTGCTGGACGTGTTGTTAAATTGATTAATCAGAACAGTGCACGGTTTAAACGGACTCAAGCTAAGAAAGTTGAAAGTGCGCAAACTTTAGCAGATGCAGAACAACGTATTGCAGACAAGCAAAATCAAAAGACCGCTTTATCTTCAGAAATTCAGGGGCTACTTGATCAAATTGATGGCTTAAATAAGCAAAATAATGGTCAAGTAGCAAATGCTGATACTGGTGCAGTGGATAATGCTGGACAAGCTGCAAATACAAAAGCTGTGACCAAAGCAGAAGCTCGTCAAATTTATGATGCTTTAGATATTCGTCATCGTTGGTTGACGGGTGGTACCACAGAAGAATTCTATAACCAGAATTATCCAGCTGGAATTAGCGAAGCTCTGACAGATGCAAAAAATCTACTTGAACGTCCATTTGGAAAAGTTGCATTGGCAAATGGATTAAAAGATTCAATTGAACGAATGATTGCAACTGTAGAAAAAACAATTGAACGCTGGAACAAAGGCTTAAGTGAGGACTCATCAAAAGCCAAGACCTATCCACCAATTGAGGATTTAGGCAATGGTTATTACAAAGCGTTCAAAAACGATAAAAAGCTTGATGATTGGACAGCCCATATCAATACAAATGGAGAGTGGGAAGTTTCAGCAAATAATGCTTCATCTCGTGCTTGGAACAATGGCTTTGGGGCACCACGATTTTTCAAAACAATTGAAGAAATGATTGCTAAATATCCAGCATTTGCTGCTTTACCTGCAATGTTACCTACAGAGGATAATGCAAACTCTAATAACAATAATGATGATGCAGACTATCTGAATAAAGTCATTAAGGGTGAAGTTGATTTTTCAAAAGCTAGTGAAGTTGAAGGCCAACTAGAATCAATTGGCAGTCGCTTAACACCTGAAACCAATGATCTATTCGAACAGGCTGTTTCTGCTTATTCAATGTATCAAGTCAATCAAGCTGCTTCAGTCAATTAAGGAATAGCAATACATGAATGCCTTAGAAAAATTAAAGCTCACGAAAGAACTACGTGCTTTACTTGAACAGATCCCGAATCTTAAGGGGATGGAAAAACTTCAAAGTACACGTTAAAGTATCCATTGAATTACTTAAGCAAGTTCGGAGTGAAGCTGAAAAGAATTTGAATGATCCGTTATTGATTGAAGCCGTTAATGTTCTAATAACTCAAGTGAATGAGTTGGTTGGAACATAGCAAGCCTAACGAGTCTTAAACCTCTCAAAATAGTCCTAAATGGGCTATTTTTTTGTGCGTGAAATGAGCAAAATTAATCAAATATTTAAGAAAGATGATGTTAGAGAAACATTAGATTCAATTCTAAGTGTACTAAGAAGTAATACCTTTATTCCGTTTCCACTGGAAATGGTTAATCAGGCATTTTATCATTCATCTCGTTATTCCGAAGCAATCGCTCAGGACTATAAGAAAAATTATACCCTTACTATTAAAAGAGCAATTGAAAAAGCTTTACCAGAAATTGAAACACCTGAACAACAACAAGCTTTTGATGATGCGCTAACCCTCCTACAAAATACTTATATTGATAAAATTAAGACACTGGCAAACAGCCGAAGTGGTGTTTATTCATCTTTTATGGCCGGACGTTCTAACTTTAATTCTAAACAAGCTAACAGACGTGGCAATGCTTATGATCAAGTTGCTGAAAAAATAGAAAGTTGGATTAGAGATTTCGCACCAAACTTTATTTATAACAAAGTTATCGCTGCACGTAATATGGATCAAATTAATGCGCTTGCGAATGAAAAAGCAGAAAGTGAAAAAAACAAATTAGAAAAAAGAGCTGCTGATTTATGGACAATTTTACAACCAAAAGAATTTCCATTTCAGTTTGGTAAGGCATCCATTTCAAAGATTAATTTTAGTCGTGATAAAAAACCAAAATCATTTTTAATAAATGATAGTGCCGTCTATGACAATAAAATTGAATTTTCTGAATTGTTTGGGAAATCTGATTATCCAAAACTTTTAGAAATCTTGGAGAAACAAGGTAAAAAAATACCTGAATCTTGGGCTGAAACTAATTTAAAGAAGAAAAACTCTAGTAGCATTTCAAGCTTCGATTCAATCGAATTAGATAATCACGATCCGCTTGGCACAATTGATAAGTTGATCGAAGCGTTTGAAAACAATCGTTTTGAAATTTATAAATTCTTAACTAATCAGCCAGTCAGCTCAATTCAGTCAGGACAAATTAAACCAGACAGCAACGGAAAATTGATTAATGGAGCTGTGGACTGGTTTAGGACATGGCTTTCAAACAATGGTCATGATGGTGTATTTCATAATGAACAATTAGGGGATATTGTTCTTTCGCCTCGTGGTATAAAAAATGCTATGAACCACAAACCACATCCGATAGATATTCAAGCGATTCCAGCCTTGCCTGAAATCATGGAAAAAGTAAAAGTTTTGGATGTTTCGCGTGATGATGAGGGCAAGCCAATTAAAAATATTGTTGCTGCTGCACCAATTCTAATAGATGGGGAAAAATATTATTTAGTCTTACGGTTACGCCAAGACTTAACTATAAGAAATGAACCGCCAAGATTTTATACTGTTGCTGTAGAAGTTATAGAAAGCGCAAACAAAAAGGCCACAACCCTTATGACCAGTCCGATCTTTGATAAATCAAAGGGTAGGATTGAAACTGGAGGTCGTGACCGTTTATTAAATATACTTTATAGGGCTTTGACTGTCAATCATGTGTTCCGTGGTCGATCTAACAACGTTAAAACAGCTAAAGGAACCAAAGTATCAACCGTATTTGCAGTGTTAGAAGCTGATCAAGTGATTGCTTCACATACGGCTACAGGCGCTGAAAACCCTAGTTATCCTCAAGAACTACAACCACGAGATCGTAGTCGAGAATCTTCACAAGCGTGGGTGCAAAAAACTTCAAATACCTTAGATCCTGAAAGCTTGGGACGTTCAGGGCGTGCAGATACTGGTGCGCCTATCATTGGTGATGATCTGGTGGTTGAGTCTGGCAATGGCCGTACTATGGCAATCCAGCTTGCATATGAGCGCGGAATTGCTGATGAGTACAAAGAATGGTTGATTGATGAAGCAGAATATTTTGGCTTTAGTGCGGATCAAATCAACCAATTTAAACAGCCTATCCTTGTGCGTATTCGCACCTCTGAAATTGATCGTATTCAATTCACAGTAGAAGCCAATCAAGATGATAAGTTGTCATTT